CGCGCGACGCTAACGTAGGAGGCTCTATTGCCACTTCCTGGTATCGGCGTCGCGCCGGCAGCCGGCGCACTCTACACCGAACTGGCGTCAGCGACGCGCCGCGCTTTTGTGCCGCGGCTCTTTGTGCAGATTTATTTCGGTTCGCCGACCCTGTTTTACATGACTGGCAACGCGCAACGCGCGGCCGGCGGCTTGAACCAAATTACGGTTCCGGCGCAAGGCCAGAGCATGGTGCAGGGCCAGTTCACCGGTTATGGCGGCGGTTTCAACTCGCCGGTCATCACGCCCGGTATTCAAAACCTGCAGTTCAATCTCGCGTACTGGGTGGTGCCGATCCCGCTGCCCTTCGGCGAAACGGTGATCCAGGCGACCGATCGCGAGATTTCGATTCTCAAGGCGCGCATGAACGACGTGTACGCCGTGACTCGCCAGAACATGGCGCGGCTGATTTTCACCAACAACTCCGGCAACCCGCTGCTGCCGAACAGCTATCAGGATGCGTTCGACAACGGGACGAATTTTCCGACCTATGGCGGCATCAACCGCAACGCAGCTGGCTACTCGGCTTTCAAGGGTCAGTACATCAACTTGAATTCTGGTACGTTCTCGCTTGGGACGACCGGCTTCACGCGCAAGTCGATGTCGACGCTGCTGTCCTACGTCACCGACCAGGCAGGCGGTGAGGCGCCGACATACGTTGTGATGAATCCCGGCGACTATGCGACCCTGAACAACGACTTTATCGGGATCGAACAGATCAACCCGCCGCCGGGTTCGCAGTTCACGATGGATACCGCGGTGCGGTCGAGCTTCCCGAACCTTTTCGTGTCGGGCGTTCCGATCTTCGCCGACCACTTCGTGCCGCAGGGCAACGTCTACGGTGTCAACGTCAAGTACACCTCGATGTATCTTAGCGAGGACGCGGCGTTCGACTTCTCGGGTTTCTACTCCTTGGTGCCGCTCGGTCAGATTGGGCAGCAGGGCGTGGTCGTCGTCGGCTATGATATCATCACGGCAAAACCGTCCTCGGGTTTCTGGGGATACAATTTGCTCGGCAACCAGTACTAAGGAGATCGCACGATGCCGGCTCCCCTCTCAGGTCCGGGCCTTGGGCTTCAAATCCCACAGAACCTCTATCCGACCGAGCTCACGAATGCGCCGCCGGATGCGGGCACGAATCGTGTCGCTCTTGCGCCTGGCGAGCAGCTGCCGATCCCGGCCGGCGACTGGTACATCTCGCTGGGGATGTACTGCGTGCTGCAATTTCTGGATCCGGTCACGGGCGTCTGGGTCACTACTTCGAGCGCGGCGTATGATCGTGGCATTCAGTTCGTCAAAAGCGATGGCTTCACTCTGCGCATTGCGAACTTGACGGGGTGTCCGACCGGCGCCGCGGTCACGAACCAAGGCTCGAACTACGTTCAGGCTTCGACCACGATCGCCGTGACTGGCGGCGGTGGGTCGCTGTGGACGCCGCTCGTCGGCGGCGCGCTCGGTTTCTCGTCGGTGGTAACGGCGAACGCTGGTGCCGGCTACGGTGTTGCCCCGATCGTCTTTATCCCGCCACCTCCTCCGGCGTCCAACAACCCGAACGGCGTCGGCGGCATCCAAGCGTCCGGTTATTGCGGCATTTCGAGCGGCACGGTGAGCGGCTTCACGTTCACCAACCCTGGCGCCGGCTATCCGACAGCGCCGACTCCGGTAATTTTGCCGAATCCGACCGATCCGAACATCAATACCGGCATCACCGCGGCGACGCTGGCGTTCTCGCTGATTACCGGCGGCGGTATTACCGGTGCGCTTTGCACGAACAATGGGGCGCCGTTGTCGAACCCAAACAACATCACGCTGACCGTCAGCGGTGCGGGTACGAACGCGACGCTGACGCCGTTCTCGATGCAGACCGTCACAACGGCATCGGTTTCGACCGGTGCTGCGGCCGGCTTTGGCACGATTTCGGCGCTGCTCACCACCATCGGCGGCGTCCCGCCGCAAGGCACGATCACCAACGCGCCGGATTATCTCCGGCTTGGCTGGCTCCCGCGCCCGGCGCAGATTGGCTTGGCCGTGACCGGCGCGGGTTCGCTGGCGCCGCAGGTCGGCACCATCTACGACGGCGGCTTGTTCAACACCAACGCCGTGCCGAACTTCGTGGTTGCGACGACGCCGGGCCTTGCCGGCACCGGTACGATCAACATCTCGACAATCGCGCTCACGATGGGCAGCGCCGCAGATATCGTGGTCATGCAACCGGCTCCGTAAATGGCCGAGACGTTCAGCATTGGTGTAACAGGGGTGGAAGCGGATAGCCGCTTCCAACTGGCCAAGCAGTTGACCATCGGCGATTCCGTTTGCGCGAGCGCAGGCGACGAACAGAATGCCATGCAGACCAATACGCAATTTTTGGTCAAGATGCCGGATGGCAGCAAGGTGTGGCATACCTACGACGCAGAACGGTCAATTCCCGGTGTCTCTCTGGTGCTCAAGCGCGTATAACGATGGCAGAAAGGTCTTTCTGCCGTGCTGACATCTTACGAAACCGATCTCCAAAATCTACTACAGCTTCCGCAAGCGCCGACGACGCTTTATCCAACGGCATCACTCGACCGTTGGATCAACATCGCTCGCGGACAGCTCTCTGGCGAAGCTGAATGTATCCGCGCAATCGGAACCATACCAACTGTTGTCGGGCAGCGCGCTTACAACTTTTCGAGCATCACTTTCGGAACGCCGAGCGCGACGGGCATCCAGGGTGCGATCAACGTTCGACGAATCAGTTACAACGTCGGTGCGGGGACGCAATGGATGACGCCGCGCGAGTGGGAGTATTACGATCTCTACCATCTCAATAACGTGGTCCCGGTCAACGGGCCGCCGACCGTATGGGCACAGTATGCGCAGGGTGCCGCCACTCCGGCAAGCGGCTCCGCGGCCTCGGGGTCATTCTATATCGATCCGCCCCCGGACGCGGTCTATACACTAAATTGCGACTGCACCTGTTACCCGATCACGCTGACGAACGATTCGACGGTCGAGGCAATTCCCTATTTGTGGACCGACGCCGTGCCGTTCTTTGCCGCGTATTATGCGTTTCTGACGGCGCAGACTGGAGCGCGCACCGCTGACGCCGAGCGGATGTACGGGTATTACAAAGAGTTTGTGAACCGAGCTCGTCAGGCGTCAAACCCGAGCGTCAACCGTACGCAATACGAACAGGCGGCCGATCCCGCGTCGATCAATAAGCTTGGCGTGCAGCGCTCGATGCAAGGCGGCGGGGGCGGTGCGCAATGACCACGCTGTTCGACTACCAGCAACAGGCGCAGCGCTTCCTTCGCGAGAAGAAGCAGGATCTGATCAACCCACAAGACTTGGTTGTTTACATCAACCGGGCGCGTCGCGAAGTCGCGATGCGAACGCAGTGCATTCGCGTTCTGACGCAGGTCAGCGCACCGATCGTCAGCGCAACTGTCATCACGCCAGGCTCGGGTTATAGCAATCTTCCGGTGATCGCGATCACGCCGCCGGATTTTCCGAGCGGCACGGGAGCGTTTCCGAATGGCGCGCAAGCGACGGCGCAGGCCATCGTGCAGAATGGGACGATCGCCGCGGTCGACATCGTCAATGGCGGCTCGGGGTATTTTCAGCCGCTGGCGACGGTGACGGATTCGACGGGGACTGGTGCGTCGATATCGCTTTATACGGGGCCGGTGAATCAGCTCAACGTGGCCCAAGAAGTCTACCCGTTTTCCGGCGTGTATCTTGGTGCAAATCCCGGCGTCAAATCAGTATTTGCGGTGCAGGGCATCAGTGTTATCTATCAAAATTACCGGTATTCGCTGCCAGTGTATAGCTTTACCGACTATCAAGCGATGATTCGGCAGTATCCGTTCCAATATCAATACGTTCCTACATTTGCTTCGCAGTACGGGCAAGGCACTTCCGGCTCTTTTTACGTCTATCCGTTACCGAGCCAAGTGTATCAATACGAGCTTGATTGTTATTGTTTGCCTTCTGATCTCGCAACTAATAACGATTTTGAAGTAATACCTGACCCTTGGACCGACTCGGTTTCGTATTTCTCAGCGCATCTGGGAATGCTCGACATTCAGAATATGAACGCGGCAAAAATGTACTTGGAGTTGTTTGAAAAGCAGCTTGGCATTTACTCGCATTCCGCGCGTATCGGCCGGCGGGTCAACATCTATGGAAGATATTAATGAGTTTTTGCCCACGTACCGTGAAACTTACGCGCGGCTTGACAGTAAGCGGCGTAGGCTTCTTTAGCGCTGTTGAACGAGCCGAGATTATGCCTGTATCCGTTCAGCTTAATGCCGGCGATGTAGACTCCGCGGCGCCGATCAAAACAAACGCCCTTGTACCCAGTGGCTGTCAGATCGCAAAGCGCGTTTTTGTGCCCGCGTTTCATCACACTTTGTTAATCTCAGGGGGAGGTACTGTCAAGTGACCCTCTCCAACCCTCCCCGCGCCCAAGAGCCGCAAGAAAACGCTTATGCGCCTCCGCTCCCAGCGCCGCAGATCATGGAACAGTTCGGCGGGGTCAACACCTCGACGACGCGAGCGGGCGTGCCCGACGCGATGTGTTACTGGATCGACGGCTTCATGCCGGTCGCTCCGCGCAATCTCCGGACGCTCCCAGGCGCGGGCGCGCAGCTCCGTGGCGCGTTCGGCATCCTGACCATCGTGATGTTTGGCTTCTACAATATCGGCTCGACGCCCTACGCCGTTTATTTTTTGTCGGACGGCTCGGTGCAGACCGTCAACACCACGGGCACGCCAGTCACGACGCAGATTCTCCCGCCGCAAACTATTATCTTGGCTTCTATCACCAACATGGGTTTTGCGCAGTGGGGGCAAAATTATTTGCTCATTGCTGCCAATCAGCCAAACGGCTATTGGATATGGGACGGCACGAATGTCTACAGCGCGGGCTCGTTGTCGCCGATCGTCACGCTGACAAGCCCTGGTTCAGGTTACCAGACGGTCCCGTCCGTCACTGCCTCAGGCGGTTCTGGTATGGGCGCGACGTTTGCTGCGCAGATTGCCAACGGTGTCGTGACGAGCGTTTCCATCACCAACCCCGGTTCGGGATATCTTGCCGGACAATCTGTCAGTCTCGTGTTTCTTGGCGGCACCGCCTCGGGCAGAAACGCGACCTTGACGGCCAATATGGCGCACGCTTCTGGGAGCGGGGCATCAATATCATTGACCGTTCAATCATTTCGTTTTCAAGCAGGCGGTGAACTTTTTTACAACATAGTCGCTGCCGCAATCACAGCTGTCGGGTCTAATTATTCGCCCTTTACGACCGCTGGTGTTAACGAATCAGGCCAACCTTGTAATATAAATCTAACCATAAACCAGGGTACGATAGCTGGTCTTGCGCTTAGTGGAGTAGTTTACTCCGGTGGATATGGGCTATACGCAAATCCACCCCCGACTGCCGCAATTATTACCGACAATGGCGAGTATTATGTTTCGTCGGTGTCGATCAATGCCCCCGGCAGCGGTTATAGCAACTCGGCTTCGATCACCTCGACCGGTGGCGGCGCGAGCATCGTCGCGCAAGCTTCTTTTTCGCCGATCATAGCTGGTGGCACGATATCGTCCGTTGTCGTGACCAACCCCGGTATTTTCGGCAGCAACGTTGCGCCGACGTTGGCAGTTGTCGACACAACGGCAAACGCTGCAGCGACAGTATCGCTCATGCCTTTCGGCGTTTCTGGCACTGCGATCGAAACCTACCAAGGTCGCGCCTGGGTCGCCAACGGTCCAACGGTGTATTTCGCTGCCCCTGGCTCTTTTACAAATTTTGCCACGTCGAGCGGCGGCGGCAATTTCACTTCCGGCGATAATTTTTTGAAAGTGAACTACGTCCGACTCGTCAATACCAATGGTTTCCTTTATTTGGTTGCCGACTCATCGATGAATTACATTTCCGGTGTGACAACATCGGGCACGCCACCGGTTACGACGTTCACCAATCAGAACGCCGATCCCGAGGCTGGTACGCCATATCCGGCATCTGTGCTCACACGCGGACGCGACATCGTGCTCGCAAATTCGTTCGGCGTGCATATGAGCCGCGGCGCTGGGCTCGACAAAGTCAGCGAAGCGCTCGACGGCGTTTGGAATAGCGTTGCTAATTTCGGTAGTTTGTCGCAGCTGTCGTCGGCGAAAGCGACGGTGTTCGGTAAAAAAATCTGGATGGTGCTCGCGCAAATTGTCGACCCGGTCAGCAATGCGACGGCCAACAAGCTTTTAATCTGGAACGGCAAGGAATGGTACGCCTCGGTTCAAGACTTCGGCCCGCTGACGTTTATTGCCACTCAGGAAATCAACTCGGTGCTCACGGCGTGGGGCACGGACGGCAACGTGATCCGGCCGCTGTTTCAATCGGCGTCGACCGGCTTTCAAAAAACCGTGCAATCGCGTTATTGGGATGAGCCGGGCGGTTATCAGTTCAGCAAAGCAACCGGCCGCTTCTGGTCGGTATGGAATTACAATGTCGCAGGCAGCTTGAATATTATCGCTAACATTGATGCGGTCGGCATTCAAGGAACCAACGGGATGACGTTTACCAACACGGCGTCGTATACGATCCCGTCACCGTCCGGCGCCGGTTATTTCGTGACCCCGCCGCAAGCGGTGGGGCAGCAAGGCGTGCTGACCGGCATGACAATCCAAACCAATGAGGCTGACGTGTCGCTCGTGAGCGCGATGATCCAGGGTGACCCGCGCATTTCGTATCGAGGTTAAAATGAGTGAGTATGAAACTATGCGTCGTTTCGACGCTGAAACCAAAAAATGGAATTACATTATTTGTCGGGTTGACCAAAAGACTGCTTCCGGAATGAGCATAACAATGGTTGCCGGGGAGGAATTTAATACTGAGGCAGCCGGTGAAAAATGGGCAAAAGAAACCTTAGCAGCCAGACCGTGGGTCACGCACTGATGGCGCTTGCGCAGCTGAGCGAGATCCCGCTGACGCACGAGGATGTGCAACGCTGGTCATTTGCGCATATGGCGAACCATCTCGATATAATCCGGCGTGTGCAGGAGACCAAGCAGATTACCCTGAACGCCTTTCCGCTCGATCCGTTCGACCCCAACAATCTGGGACAGTGGCTTTACCAGCATTCGGTCATGCACGCCCAAATGGACCTCGTTTTAGGCATTGCCGGATATGACCTTTTGAGCCTAGACTGGCGAGACGAGGACCAACTGATCCAGTGGATCGGTTTCAACGTCGATGAGCACATCCAAGCTGGTCGAATTCTAGGGATCGCATGATGACAGCTGCAGCGCAACGCGTCGGTATCGAGCTTCCCGCAATCAGCCGTTTCGATCTCGGCGACCTGTCGCGACACGGCGCCTGGCTGATCCCCCGGCTGACGACTGCGCTTGAGCTTCCCGAGCAGCGTTTGGGTGCGTGGCTTCGCAGCATGATCGACACCAACGAGCATCTGTTCTTGCAGCAGGAGCACTCGGTTGCGCTCGCCGAAGTGCAGCGCGCCAACGGGCTTGGCGACAAGCCGATCGTGCGCGAGCGGTTCGTGCTGTGCGAGGACATCGACAATCCCGATCACGTCAAGGAAGCCGCCGGCTTTTATGACGAGTTCGCGCGCTGGGCAAAAAATCTCGGCGCCGAGATCATTCTGGTCGAGGAACTGAGCAACGTTCCGCACGAGGTGATCAAGGAAAAGCTCGGGCGCATTTTTGTTCGTGAGCAGAAATTCGCGAGGGTCTAATGAGCTGGCTTTCGAGTCTCGGGCATGACATCGCCAATGTCTGGAACGATCAGCCGAATTGGGCTAAAGGACTTGAGATCGGTGCGGGTGCGCTTCTCGGTGGCGGCGCTATTGCCGGGCTCGCGGGTTTGGGCGGCGGTGCAGCCGTTGCCGGCGGGGCGGCCGACGTCGCCGCAACCGGCGGCGGTTTCGATCTAGCGACGATCGGCCCTGGCGTGACGGAAGCGGGTGGGGCGCTAACCGGTGCGGATGCTGCCGGCGGGGTGGCGCTGGGATTTGCTGGCGACGCAGCTGCAGGGGGCTCTGGAATCGACACCATCAACGCGGCGCTCGGCATTACCGGCGGTGCCGGAGGCAGTGACGCAGGCTCGGCGCTCGCCTTGGCTGCGCCCGATGCTGCCCCCCTTGGGACGACCGCAGGGGCCGCCGCGGGGTCGGCACCGCTGAGTCTTTCCGCCGACGCCGGCTACGATCTGAGCACGATCGGCCCTGGCGTGAGCTCGACCGGCGGTGCAGTGACCGGCGCGACGCCCGCTGCAAGCACTCCCAGCTTTTGGGACTCGCTTGTCAGCGGCGCGAAAGGGTCGCTGACCAAGAACCCGCTTGGCATCGCCGCGGCGGGCGCTGGACTGGGGCTGAGTTTCCTGCGAGGCAATAAGACGGATCCTAACCAACAAGCGCTGCAGGCCGAGGCGCCGCAGTTGCTGGCGCAAGGCCAGGCGCTGACCGCGTCGGGGCAGCAGTTGCAGACCTATCTCACGAGCGGCACGCTGCCGCCGGCCTTGCAGAGTCAGGTCACATCGGCGGTGGAGGCCGAGAAGGCACGCATCATCCAGAATCACGCCTCGAACGGGGAGAATACCAACCCGGCACAGAACAGTGCGCTCGCCGCCGAGTTGTCGCAAGCCGACATCAACGGGATCAATCTTGGCGGCCAATTGGAGCAGCAACTGTTCACCGCCGGCAATCAGCTTCTGCAGACTGGCGTCCATGAGACGGGTTTGTCCACGCAGCTCTACGAGACGTTGACCAAGATGGACGAAGCGAATACCACGCAACTGATGTCGGCCATTGCAAGCATGGCGGCGGCGCTTGGTGGCGGAACTAAGATTCAGATCGGCGGCGCGACCGCCACGGCATAAATGGCACCTGAACCGATCATTGAACCGGATGATCAGGACCAGACGGTCACGACGCCGTCCGGCAAAAAAGCCGTCTTGCCCCCGCCGCCGGGCAAGTCGAGCCCGATGTATAATGCCGAGCCTGATAAGGACAGCGACTCGCCTTACACGTCGGATTTCCTCAAGCGCTTCGACCCGGATGCGACCAAGGGCCTGACCACGGAGCTTGCCGGCATCGAGCGCGAGCGCGGCGCCGCTGAGCAAAAGCAATTCAGCTCGATCGACGCCCGGTTGGACCGCGACCGTGCACAGATGGAGCGCGCATTTCACGCCGAGGCGCAGTCCGCCAACTCGATCCCGCCTGAATGGAACGCCGACAGGGAACGGCAGAATCGCATCGCCGATCCGATCCAAAATTTCGGCTCGCTGGCGTCGATCTTCGGCATTCTTGCCAGCCAGTTCACGCGCAAACCGTTGACGTCGGCGCTCAATGCGTCGGCCGCGGCGATGACCGCGATTCGTGCACATGACGAGGAAGGCTATAAGTCGGCTTATCAGGCGTGGAAAGACAACACCGAGCTCGCACTGAAGCGCTTCGGCATGGAGCGCGAGATGTTCGAGGACGCTAACAAGCTGATCTCGACCGATCTGGCACAGTGGAAGGTCAAGCAACTCGCCATTGCTTCCCAATTTGACAACAAGAAGACGATCGCCATGCTCGACGCCGGCATGGACGACAAGGTGCTGGAGATGCAGGCGGCGCAAATCCGCGCGGCCGAGGGTATTCAGAAGGCGCGAGAGGATTTCGAGACTTATGACATCCGGCGCAGCATTTTCAGTTCCGAGGTGAAAGCGTGGGATGCCGATCATCCCGATGCCAAGCCGAACCAGCGCGCCGCGGCTCGATTGCAGATTCTGCAAGGCATTGCCGAAGGTGGGCGCAATCTGCAGGTCGACTTGCTTCGGCAGTACCGCTTGGAGCACCCCGAGGCGACCGCCGAGCAGGAAGCGACGTTCCTGATGCAGCATCCGGTTGGCCTTGGAACTCGCGGAGCGATCGGTGGGGCGCCGACCAAGCAGCGCGAGATTCAGCGGCGTATGGACTCGTGGGTTGCTGCGCAAAAGGCGGCGGGGCACGAACCGACCGAGGATGAGTACGACGAGCATTATGATCAAGTTTCGCGCGAGATCGCGAACGCCAGCCAGCCATCTATGTCGCCAAACAAGCGGGTCGATATCGAGCGCAACATTACGCAGTACGAGGAAGCCGACAAGACGCTCGACAAGGCGATTCACGTGCTGGAAACCTACGTGGGAGCTGCGGGTCTTGCCGGACGGGTAACGCGGTTGGGTGAGCGCCTGCAAGATGTTTTCAGCAAAAGCAAGACTGGTCCGACCGATCGCGTTCAGTTCATGCGCGATATCGAGTATCTGCAGACGGCGGCGCAGAAGCTTCTGTTTGATCGCACTGGTCGCCCGTTGGCAGCGGATGCCGATCGCATCAGTGGCATCATTGCCGGCTTAAGTCTCGGTGATACAACGGCCAACACGTTGCGCGATCTCCGCGACGTCAAGGAACGCTTGCAGCGCTTGAAGAAAAGCCAGGAGGATCAGCTGTCAGGCAAATGGACGCCTGGGACGTCGGAGCCTGACGCAAAGCCCAAGAGCGGCAAGCCGGCGTGGGAAGAAGCACCGATCGTAGGTGGTCCGTAAATGGCCGACATTGCTACGCTCGAAGACACAACCGATGCTCGCGTGCTCAAGCGTGACGGCGACAAAGCGTTCTGGCAACCGATCGGTGCCGACGAGCCCGCTATGGTGCGTGAGGCCGACGAGAAGGCTGCAGCCAAGCTCGCGCGCGGCAATCTCGGCGGACGCGACCCGATCACGGTACCGTCGATCAAGAGCGATGAGGATTACCAGGCGCTGATGCCCGGCATGAAATTCAAGGACCCGCAGGGCAACGTCCGCACCAAGCCGTACACAGTCAAGAGCGACGACGATTATGAGGAAATCCCCGAGGGCTCTCAGTTCCTCGACCCCGAGGGCAAGCTTCGCACCAAGCCAAAATACGAAGGCATCGATTTTACAGCGCAGACGCTTTATGACATGGCGGTCAACGACAAAGAGCGCCGCAAGGCGCTGGAGCGTTCCTACCCCGGCAAAGTCAAGGAGCGTGCCGGTAAGCTTTACGTCGACGATGACGGGGTACTACGGCGCCCTAAAGGCTTTATGGATGCGCCCGGTGCCGGGCTGGCGGCTGCAGCCGCTCCGACCATCGGTGCGATCGGCGGCGAGATCGCAGGCGGCATCGGTGGGACGTTCATGGCGCCTGGCCCCGGCACGTTCATTGGCGCGGTCGGGGGCGGCGTGGCCGGCGGCGTGGCCGGGCAGGGCTTTAACGACCTGATCATGGGCCTGGCCGGCGTCTATGACCGCTCCGGCGGCGAGGAGGCGGCCGAACTGACTTTGGCGGGTGCCACAGGCGGCGTTGGGACGGCGGCTGGGCGGGGTTTGGCAGCCGTTGCGCCAGCCATCAAGGGGGCCGTCACCCAGGCGGCTCCCAAGGCCGCTGCGTCGTTCCTGGGGGCGGACGAAGGGGCGCTTGAAACGGCCCTGAAGCTCCGCGATCAAGGTATTCTGGTGCCGCCGTCAACTTGGGCCAAGGAATCGCCGCATTTGGCCAACGTCGCCGAGGTGTTCGACCCGGCGTTCCGCATGCAGAAGCCGCTGCTTCAGTCGGCGACCGAGCATTACGAAACGTCGGCCGGAAAAATCCTTGAAGACATAGGGGTTAAGCCTGAAGGCAAGATTAGCGACCCGGCTGCCGCGCCGTCGACCCAGAAAGCGGGAGAGGCGGTCCTTGCCAAGCGCCTTGAAGCCCAGACCATCGCCGACAAGAAGCTCGATGACGCCATCGCCGAAGCCCAGCTCACGGCCGCGGTCGGAACGGTGCAGCAGGCAACGCAGCGCGGCGCCGTCGAGCAGACGGCGGCCGAGTCACGGCGCGCTGCGCAGTCCCTGATCGACGCCGGTTTTCAGGACATTCAGAAAGACGTCGACACGGCGATGCGGACGGCGCAGGCGGGGCACAACAGCGGCGATCTGTGGGCCGCGGTGGGCGAGAAGCTGGTCAAGATCCGCCAGGGCATCGCCGAGCGCGCCAAGGTCTGGTACGCGCAAGCCGATCGCGCGGCCGAGGGGCATTTACCGGAGACGGGCGACCTGCCGGCAACGGCGCGACAGTTCTTGGAGCAATTGCCCGAGCCGTTCCGGGCGAAATACCCGGATGCGGTCAAGAAGCTCGAAGACCTAGCCGGCAAGGTTGGCGAAAACGGTGAGGTGATCAAGGAGCCAGTGCACCCGACGTTCGGGCAGCTTCACGAGCTGCGTACCTGGTTCCGATCCAATGTCGACTATCATGACTTGACACCGGGCATCCGTGACGGCGTCTATAAATTCTTTGCCAAGCAGGTCGACGACGCGCTGCATGACGTCAACGCCGTGCCGGAGCTCAAGATCGCGGCGCAGTTGCTGGACGCGACCGACAAATGGTACGGCGAGCAGATACGCCCGCTGCAGGATGCGCGTATCCAGGCCGTGGTGCGCGGGCTGGAGTCGGGCTTGCCGGCCGATCCGAAGGTGCTGTTCGACACGCTGGTCAAGGAAGGCCGCACCGACCTGACGCGCAAGGTTGCCAATCTCATCGGTCCCAACCTTTGGGCCGGCGTCAAGGCTGCCGACGTGCAGCAGATGCTCGAAGCGTCTAAGACACTGGTGCCCGACGTGATCGACGGCAACGCGTTCACGCGCGAGGTGCTGTCGCGATCGCGGTCGGGGATGCTTGAAGCCGTGCACGGCAAGGAAGCTTCGGCGAAGCTGCTGCAGCAGGCGCAGAACGTGGCAATGCTCAACGGCAAGCTCGACGTTGCGGTGCGGCCGGGCGACACCATGACCGACATCATTGCCAAGGCGCGCACGGCGGCCGAGGCGGCAAAGGCGGTGGCCGAGAAAGACCCGTTGGCTATGCTGGCGCGCGAGATGAAAAAAATCCGCGCTGATCACGCGCGGCAATTGGCGCAGGGACGGCGCACCGACCCGCTCGGGTTCATTTATGACCCAACCGTGGGAGCGGCGCAGGCGGTTGATCGCATCCTCAATAGCGAGGATCTGATCTTGGCAGCCGGTGGACGGTTCGGCGAGAACTCGCCCGAGTTCAACATGCTGCGCCAGGTGTGGGCGCAACGCATTCTGATGGGAACGCTGGAGCCGTCTGCGCGGCTCGCGAAATTCTCGCCTGAAGTGCAGAATATCATGTTCCCTGGCGTTTCCGGCGAACAGATGCGCCAGCTGGCGAAGGAAATGGATTTCCTGTTGTCGTCGAAGGCTGGCAAGGATACGGCCAAGTCGATGGCCGCGGTCAGCAAGGTCGAGCACCCATGGGGCTCGATCCCGCTTGGCAAGGCGTTCGGCAAGATCGTCCCCGGCGCCGATGCCGCGGGGCGCGCAATGCTCGGGAAGTATTACAAGATGATCACCGAGCTCACGAACAGCCCGTCGCTGATGCGCTTTGTGCAACGCGGGCTCAAGGGCGATGAACAAGGTCGACAAATAGCGCGGCAGGCGGTACAGGCTTGGATGCGGCGCGGCGGCGCGGTCGGAGCCGGCGTCGGCGAAGCGGAATTTCAGGCACCGAACCAATGACGCTGCGACAGACTCTCGAACAATTGGCTCAGGATATTTCCAAGCGGGCGGGCGAGGCGGCGACACCATTTGCCGAATCTGTTGACGCACTAAAGGCGCTCACGGCACTTTACGGTACTCTGGCCAAGGACAAGAGCAAGGACCCCGACGAGCCGAACGGCTTCACCATGGCCGATGCGCGCTCTAGCATCGAGGAAGCGGAACATGACGAGAGCGCAGTTCGAAGTCGTCGAAGACGAGCAACCCAATAGCGCGCCAGCCGAGTCCGATACAAGCGGAGCGCTGGATGTCTTGCTTGCGATCTTTTCGCAGAAGACCGCCGCGGCGCTCAACGGATTCTATTCATTGCTCACCGTCGCGTCGGTGTTCTGGCTAGCATTTGTCATCATCCCGCACGACCCATCGGTGCAACAACTCATCGGGCTCGGCGGGTATGCGGCGTTCGTGATCGCGGTCAACATCATCGTGAGGCGCAAATGATTCAAGGTAAGCTCGGCGCAGCGGCGCATGTGATTCCTCCAAAGAAAGAAGACAAGGCGCCTGCGAAAGATCAAGCCGACAAGACGCCGGTCGAGCAGCAAGCGGGCGGCGACAAAAAATAACGCCGTTGAGATCGTCGTATGGGCAACTCGCTCATCTTCACTTCAGCCTCGTCGCAAAATTTAACTGCGACGGGTAAGACCAGCATAAACCAACAAAAATTTACTATATCATTCTGGTTCAAACAGTCTTCCACAGGCGCTACTAGAGTACTTTTTGATTTCAGCGACGGCACGAATAACAACAAAGTACTGTTCGAACTCGACAGTACGAATCGCGCGCAGCTTATCGGAAACGTGTCCGGCTCGACGGTCATGCAGATCGTGCCGTCCGCGACTTACACGGACACTGCAAGTTGGCATCATTGGTGCGTTGCGGTAGACACGACGCAGGTTACAGCAGCGAACCGTATAAAACTGTACTTCGACGGTACGTTGATAACCGCGTTCACCACGAACACAATACCGGCGCAGAATACCAACCTCGGCAACAACTTTGCGAGCACGTACTATATCGGATCCGCACACACCGGAGTTCAGTTTTACAATGGAAACTTGGCTCAAGTTTATTATATCGACGGACAGCAACTAACTCCTGCATCCTTTATTAGTGGTACACCGGGAATTCCAATCACTTATTCTGGCTCTTATACTGGTACTTTTGATTTTTTTCTGTCGTTCAGCGACGCTACGTCCACGACAACGCTCGGATTGGACAGTTCTGGCGAAAATAATAACTGGACGCTAAACAACATGACGACGGCGAACCAATCGCCGGATTATCCTTCGAGCACCATAGCGAATTTTGCCGGCGTCGGGCTTCTAAACGCGAATGGTTTTGTGACGCGCGTTGCTGGATATACAAGCTTTTCCGGTGCCGGGCTTTTTGGCGCAAATGGGTTTGCAACTCTCATATTGGATTCTGCAAACCTAACGGGCGCAGGACTGCTATCGGCCAACGCTACGTTGCTCATTCCGATCAACGCGTTTTTTTCTGGTGCTGGACTCCTCAATGCCCGCGCCGGCCTGCTCATTCCTACCGGTGCAAATTTTGCCGGCTCCGGCTTGCTTGGCGCGACTCTTTTCAGCGGCGGTATTGGCGGCGCGGCTTTTACTGGTAATGGCCTTTTAAACGCGAACGGATATGCGACCCTTGTTTTGGACGCAGCTAATTTGTCCGGCGCCGGAGCGCTGCTTGCCAATTCAGCGTTGTTCATCCCGCCATTGGTGCCCCAGCAAGTCCTTTATGTTTTTCGCGGCAGTCTGTTTGCCGATCCCCTTTTTGTGGCGCAGTCGTTTGCGCTTATTTTTGGCGGCATCGACTCGATCATCGCGGCCCAGGTCAATCACCCTCAACTACTCGTCACCAAGCCGGACGGCAGCCAGTTGTCGATCGGATTCCCGCTATGTTTTGTGGGGGAAGTCGATATCCCATTTCGCTATTTCCCACCGTTTTTGGCCGGCACCTATTGCGTCGGCCAGGTCTACGGCAGCGTGATCAACGAGGCTGGAAACTGGGTATTTCAGGTACTTAATGGCGGGGTCCCGCTGACCGACCCCGTCACAATTTTTGTCAACCCCCAATAAGACGTGCTAGGATGACAGTCATGGACAAACCGCGACGATCAAACGGCTGGGCAGGGCTTGCTCGTTTTGGAGGCGTAGGCGACAATTTGATTGTCGCCGTCGCGCTTCCCGGCTTGCGTAAAAAGTACGGCCGCGTCGAGGTCATTTCCGGCGGCGACCAAGCTGTCGTGTTCGAGAACAATCCCTATATCGACAAGCTCAGCGTCGTTGGCAAAGACTCGATCCCGAATCCGAACCCCGACGAGTGGCAGGGCTGGTTTCGTCGCCGCGCTGCCGAGTACGATTTCTTCATCCATCTTTCGCATTCCTGCGAGACACTGCGCGCACTGCTGCCGAGTCAGACCCAGTTCTGGTGGCCCAAGGAATGGCGCCGCAATTTCTGCAATCACAACTATCTCGAATCCGTGCTTGACATCTGCGGACTGCCGCACGAATTCGGTCCGCTGTTTTTTCCAACCACCGCCGAAAAAGAACAGGCGCAGGAAACCAAAAGCAAGGTTGGCGACAAGGCGATCGGCTGGGTGATCAGCGGCACGCGCGTCGACAAGTTTCATCCCTACGCGCCTCTCGTCATTGCCCGACTACTTCGCGAAGTTGGACCAGTTGTCATGCTCGGAGCGCCCATGGCGCGCAATTTCGAAACCGCGCAGGCCATCCAGAACGACGTCATCAAGCAGAATGGCAGCGATGCTGGGCTGCATCTCGCGCTGTCGGCGGACGAAAACAATCCGAACTGGCCGGTGCGCCGGATCCTGACGTTCGCGCAAGCCTGCGAGGTGGTCGTCAGTCCCGATACCGGCCCTGCCTGGGGCGTGGCATTCGAGCAGAACGCGAAAGTGCTTTTGCTGTCGCACGCCAGCCCTGAAAATATCACCAAGCACTGGGTCAACACGACCACGCTTCATGCTGATCAGAAACGCGTGCCGTGCTGGCCGTGTCACCAGCTCCACAACTCGGGCGAGACCTGCACCCCGAACAAGGAGGGTAACGCTTCGGCGTGTATCTCGGACATCAGCGTGCAGGCGATCGTCGAAGCAGTGAAGCAATCAATGGAGAACGCCAGCCATGGCAAACGTCGGCTCATACGCAGAGAACCTGCTGCTGAACTTCTGTCTGAACGCCCAAGCGGCCACGCGACCAACGGTGTGGGGCATCGGCCTGTCGATCGGCCCCCCATCTAGCGTCTCGGGATCGGAGATCGGCACTGCGTCGGGCTACGCCCGGCAATCGGCGTTTTTTAACGCTGCGGCGCAGGGATCGATCATCAACTCGCAGGGCGTGACGTTCGGGCCGTTCTCGACCCAGGCAACGATTTCCGGCATCCAGGTGTGGGACACCGTGACGACCGCGGCGAACGGCGGTAACATGCTGTGGTATGGCACGTTGGCGACCGCGCAGACTGTCGTCGTCGGCGCCTCGCTCGTAATCAACTCGGCCGGGCTGACAATCTCGTTGTCGTAAACATCGGAGCGACGATGCCATGGCCGTCGCTCTCGACGCAACTGGCACATCGGTTGTCACCAGTGGCAGCAGCCCTGTAAGTTTCAATAACTTAACGGTAGGTTCAGGCGCCAATCGCGCGCTTTTGGTTTTTTTAACGTGGAATGGCAGCCCGGGCACGGTTGCGGTTGCCTGGGATAGCAGTGGCACAAATCAGTCTTGTGCGGCTATCGGTTCCTCGCCGTACAACATAACAACAACAGACGGCGTTGTTTATAACGGACTGTGGGGATTAGTTGCTCCGACCAGCGGCAACAAGACACTACAAATCACGTTTTCATCCGGCACTCTGCTGGCCGTCGATGCAATGTCGTTCACTGGCGCGAACCAAGCGGGCGGTTCGACGACATTCGCCAATGTCAACACGGCTTCTGGCCTTAGCAGCACGCTGACCTTAACGGTAACCGCTACGGCTTCCGACGCGGCAGCGACCAATTGGGTTACGGATAACGCCGTTACTAGCATGACTCAGACGGCTTTATTCGGCCCGACCGCTTCAAGTTCGTGGAGCGTTGGCGGTGCATACGCAATCAATCTCAGCAACCCGGCATTTCAAAACACGACTGCCGGGGGCAGCGACGGCATGCTTGGCGTTGGCTGCACTATTAAAGCCGCCGTAACTCCAAATACGGGCGTCGCGAGTCTTTCGGGTGCAGGGGCGCTTAACGCCAGCGCTTTCGAAGCGTTTTTTGCCGGCGCTAATCTTTCAGGCGCAGGACTTCTGAAAGCCAGCGATTTTATACGCAATTTCACTGGAGCGAATTTCGCAGGTGTCGGGCTTCTCAACGTAAACAGCCATACCAATCCCGTGTTAGGCTCTGCCAATTTCAACGGCGCAGGTGCGCTCAACGCCAACGGCTATATTGGCATCGTGACTGGTGCCGCGCTTTTCAACGGCGCAGGTGCACTCAACGCCAACGGTTACATCGGCGTCGTTACAGGAGCAGCGTTTTTCGGCGGTGCCGGTGCGCTCAATGCCAATGGTTATATTGGTAGTGTAACTGGTGCCGCGAGCTTTAACGGTGCCGGGCTATTGAACGGGATCAGCACGCTGCTGTTCGACGGCAGCGCTGCGTTTTTTGGTGCCGGTACACTTCTGGCAAGTACGTACGTTTCAATTCCAGAACTGACCCTTCAGCAGCTCGTGTACGTGCCGCCGACTGCGACGTTTATCAACAGCAACGTCGCACCGGTTTTTGTCGGGCAGAATATCGCGCTCTTTTTCGGTAATTCCAGCGGTCCTATCCCGCCCGACGAGACCCAGCTTCAAATGCTCGTCACGAAGCCGGATGGCAGCCAGCTCTCAATCGGATTCCCGCTTTGCTTTATCGGCGAAGTCGACATCCCCTTCAAAACGACGAGCAACTTTCTCTATTATCCAGCGCTCATCGCGGGCAATTATTGCGTCGGGCAGGTCTACGGCAGCGAGATCAGCCAATCCGGAAATTGGACATTCCAGCTATTCAGCGGAACCAACAAGCTATCGCAACCTGTGTCTGTCTTCGTCAATCCGCGCTGATTTGTAAGCGTTTTCACCGGCTTTTCAAACGGTTCTGCGTCCTGTATGCTTGGCGCTCGGTTTCGAGGGAATGAGTATCAGATGCGGAAACGCTTCACGCTTTTTGCACTTGCATTGCTGATCACGCCGGCCGGCGCACAGGTGCAGCAATCCGGCGCCGTCACCCCGAACCATCTCACGATGTGGGTTGCTCCCGGCGTGGTTGGCGATGCTGGCACCGCGGCTGCCGGCGGCCCTTCTAGCTTCGGCGTCACTGCTTCTGGACCCGCCCTGTGTCAAAACAGCGGTCCCAACAGCGGGCCATATAACCAACTCTGTTTTGCTCCGACTGTAACCGGCGGCGGATTTACATTCACGAGCTATGGCGGTGCAACCGGCACGCCGACGTTCAACGTCAACGGCACGGTCTACACGTTTCCGTTCACGACCAGCGGGATCGTCGGTCCAGGCTCGACGACATCCGGCGATCTCGTGTGCTGGAACAATCTTGTCGGCACACTGGTCAAGGATTGCGGCTCAACGCTGCCGTCCGGGCTTACGATCCCGTCTCCGACGCTTACAGGCACGCTGACCGCAGCCGATTCTGGAACTTGGGGAGCGAGCGGTATTGCCACGGGTGTTATTAACGCGACGACTGGCTTCAAGGCAAACGGCACGAGCGGCGTGTCGCAAACCTGTACCGTTAATCAGGCCAAAACTTTGATTTTTTCCGAAGGTATCCTGACAGGCGGCACATGCAACAGCTAAGATTGCTGCCGATCGCGCTTCTGCTGGGCGCGACGCCGGTTGCTGCGCAAGATCGTATTCAAGGCGCGGTGGATCCTCAGATCGTAATTTATCGACAGCTGCTGGATCAAGCCAACGCCAATCTCGTCGCGGTCGCGGCGCAGCTCACTCAGACGCAAGCGCGCATCAAAGAATTGGAAGACAAGTGCGGAGATAAGTGCAAAAAGTAAATTAACCGAGGAGAACTGACATGCGTTGCGGCATCATCGCATTTCTGGTTGTGACTTTCATCGGGACGTGCGGCGCACAGGCGCATGCCCGCTATCATCACGGCTATCATCATAGTTATCATCACCGGCAGCACACCCACGTCATCCGCGTTGCTAATATGGCGCACGGTTTGGGCTACGGCCTCAAACACATGCTGGAAAGCATGGAGCCGCATCCGGCTGGTTGTCCGGCGACGGCTTTTTGTGGCTGCGGCGTAAGTGTGCGCGTATTTGGACATTCGATTCGTGATTTGTGGCTGGCCGCGAATTGGTTTCGGTTTCCTCGTACCACGCCTCATGCTGGTGCTGTAGCTGTGCGCGCGCACCACGTCTTTTACATCGAGGAAGCGTATGGAGACGGTACTGTGCTGGCATACGACCCGAACAGCGGCGGGCACTTGACTCGCCGACACCGCGTTTCGCTGGCGGGATATACCATCGTAGAACCTCGTGGCGCGAGTATGTGATGATCGGCGCGTGGTTTTGCCCCAAGCATTCGCACACGCTTTTGGAGAATTACGCGTGCGAGCCGGAATACAACCGCAAATGGGGCAGGACCGGATCGAGGAAATTGCGTAAACCGAAATGCCCGCGCTGCGTTGCCAAGAGCAAAATGAGGAGGGTGCGTCATGACAGACATGCTCACAGCCTTGCAGAAATTGTGGCCTCGCGGTGATCAGCATGTTCCAGGTTTGATTGAAGGGATCGCCGCCGCGGCTCCTACTGTCTTTCCAAAATACTTTCCGACCTCGACCGAGCTCGTCACGGCGATCTTCATGGCGCAGTGCAGTGAAGAATGCGCGGCCGGTCTGGAAATGTCGGAAAACATGAACTACACGGCACAACGGCTGCTGCAAGTTTTTCCGTCGCATTTCACGCCAAGTCTTGCGGCGCGCGCCGCGCACAACCCGCAGATGATCGCCGAGATCGCTTACGGCGGGCGCATGGGCAACAAGCCGCCGCCGTCGACCGATGGCTGGATTTACCGCGGCCAGGGTTTGACGAATTGCACCGGACACGACGGGTTCGCGGCACTCCAGGCGTGGCTCGACAAGGAAGGGATCGCGCTCGATCTGATGAGCAACCCCCAGCTGATCTGTGCTCCTGAGCACGCACTTCTATGCGGTGTTGGCGATTTCATTCTCTGCGGCTGTTTGCCCTACGCCGAGAAGAATGAGGTTGTGAACGTATCGGCTATGCTGAACGTTGGCCATATCGTTCCTGCCAGCAGGATCAACGGTTTGGCTGATCGCGAGCATTGGACGGCTCTCTGGAAGCGTGAGCTCGGAATTTGATGGGTTGCTAACTCCCGCCACAATTGCTAGGGTTGCATCATGACCAAGCAGGTTCACGGCTTCGAGATCTACGGAATGTGGGGGCCTGTGACGGATCCCGGCGCGCGCGCCATGACGCAGCGAATGGGTGCCGAATTGCCGGGCATCAATATGCACGACAGCCCGTACCGCGATTACTACGTTAACGAAATCTGCGGGATCATCCGCGAATTGCCTGCCGATGCGATCATCCTCGTGTGCGGCACGTCGCTCGGTGCAAACAACACGCCGGTTGTCGGGGCTTACGCCTATCTGAACAATCATTCGCGCATTATCCACGGTCTCTGGGGCTTCCAAGCTTCGATCTGGGGAGCGCAAGCCGGTCAGAGCGAGTATTATCCCGGCATCACAAAAAACGTTCAGTACGCGCACCTGATCAGTTCGGACTTTCCGCTCAATGCCGGACTTGGTGCTTATCGATGGGTACTGGCGCCGGGCAATACAATCACGAACGGCGGGCATTTTGGTCCAGGCAATGGTTTAACCACGCACAACTATCCGCATCCCGGCGACGGCGTCGTTGCCGACCAAGACATGTTTCTGTCGGAAATGAAACGAGTCATAGCGAGCGAGCAAAATGCCTAGATTTACAATCGATCCCAGATGGGCAACGTTTATGGTCATTGCCATTGCTCTCGGCAACTTTCTTGCGGGAGCGACGGCGCAGTGGACCGATCTTGGGCTTACTGCGGATCAGATCAAGCACGGCGTTGCTGCTTGGAATCTTGGCGGTGGTGCACTTGGCATAATCGCCGGTTTTCTTGCCGGCGTGCCGTCGAAAGACAGCCAAACCGGATTTATCATCAAAGCGCCGCCTAAACCGCCAGGTGCAGCATGAATTTTTTTGATCTTATCGGGCTCGCTTCCAAGATCCCTTACGAGTTGATTCAGAAGCTGCAAGGCGATGCCCCGAAATTCGAACGCCTGCTGGAGCTTGAAAAGCAGGCCGCCCCTCACGTCGAAGCTCTCATGCCGATCGTCAAGGAAGGCGAGAGTATCGTCAATTCGATCAGTCCCGACGTCCTCGCTCTCCTCAAAACACTAGGAACCTGACATGAAAAAGCTTTTGCCGCTTTTCATTGTTTTGGCGCTCGGCGGTTGCGCCGAGTTTCAAAAAATCTATGGCGTTGTGACCGGCACGACCGTTACGCCCCAGCAGGCCGTCGTCGCGATCAATGCTTTTGACGCGGTTGAACAATCAGGGACGAATTATCTCCGGCTCCCGACCTGTGGCCCGAATGTCTCGAAACTCTGCAAAACGCAGGCCGGCGTCGTTGCGGTGGTCAAGGCAATTCGCACAGCACGCGTGGCGCGTAACCAGCTTCAGGCAGCGGTGACGGGTTCCAACGGTGCCCCGATCAGCGCATCGCTTCTGCAGGCGTTGCAGTCGCAATACGTCACCATCCAAGCCCTCTATGCCAACTACGGGATAGGTCAATAGCCATGTCCATCGCATCAATCCTTGCTTTTCTCGGGCAGATCATCAGCCAGATTACCGGATCGTCATCGGCAATCAGCTCGACAATTTCGCTGCTGACGCAGATCATCGGGCTGATTGATACGGAGATCACCACGCTGGCGCCCGAGATCAAGAACATCATCGCGGCGCTGTCCAACAGCAGCACCGTGACCGCCGACCAGCTGGCGCAGCTCTCGGCTCTCAACGCGCAGGTCGACGCAGCTTTCGATGCCGCGGCAGCGGATGCAGGCGTTCCTCCCGACACTACGGCTGGCAGCTAAAACCACGCAAGGGACCGCCCGGAACGTAAAAGCGCGCCAGGGGTTTTACTAACCAGTTGCGGTCTCATGAAGCTCGAAGATTTCGAACCAAGAGTTCCGACCGCAAGAGATGGACAGAAACTCGATTTTCTTTGGGCAAAGCACATTTTCATTGAAGCCCAGAAAGGCGCGTGGGCATTTTGGATAAAAATCGGATCTTCGGGGCTGGTAGGTTTGGCGGCAGCAGTGTCGCTGTGGACGATCACGCATGGAACGGGGAAATGAAAACAACCCCGGTTGAAATCCCGTTTACCGGAATCAAGATGGCAGCCTGCCACGGCATACCAATGATCGTCGTTGGTACGGTTGTAGCTGTGCTCGGATTTCTGATTTTGGCAACGGCCAGCCGCCTTGTCCCGCCGGTAACGCTCACGGCAATCTGGCTTGAGCCGCACCAAATCACGTCGGCTGAAATCAGAGCTCAGATCCCGGTCATGATGTCCAAAACAGGTTCGTGGGCGAGGCTCTGCCCGAGCTACGCAGTCGAGACATTTTTTGACGAGCGCGGTAACCGGCTATTGCAAAGCGACGAGCACCGGATCGATGTACCGAACGTCACCGGACCAATATCGCACACGCCGCGTCCGGTACTGATCCCGTCGCTTCTTGCCGGCACGCCGGGACGCTACAAGCTGCATCTTGATGATTACTCGGCATGTTGGCCTTGGGAGAATTGGTGGCCGATATACAGCAGCTCGGTCGAAGCGCCGTTTGAGATTGTTGGTGATGAGCGCTAATTAGGCAAGAGTGGGGACCTTCCATCCCCTGGGCGGACTTCGCCACGCGGCTATCCGCTCTAGTGGCCCGATCGTAACCGGACCAAACTCACAAATCTCTTGAGAGTGGGTTGCCTTAATCGGCAACTGCTGCCGGGAAGCGATATCCCGTCTCGCGATTTCTAGCCTGCTTATCCCACCATATACGTATGGAGCCATTTTTCTTCACGACCTCGATCAGATCGTCCAGCGGACGACCGCCACCGGCCGTCTGCATGGCCTCCAGCACCTTTATATCTTCGCGCCGTATAGTGATCGGGAAGTCGCCAAAATATCCCTCAAGGGCAACAAGGGACTTCTTATCATAGCAGAAGTTGATAAATTTTGCGGGCGTTTCTGGCTCCCAAAATAGGGCAAGTCCCTTATCAACGTAATCGCCAGCATGTCCCATTTCATTTCTCCTCTGTTAATTGCCCAAGAGTAAGTCTCGCAATCTCATACATTTTCCAAACAAGCTCAGTCGTAGGTTCTGGGTTCTCCCACCCCGGGGCGTCAACGTAGGCCCGTTTAATGGCTTCTAGCCCGGCACGTAGTCGTGCCACCTCGCTTTCGAGGTATTTAATCTGATTTTCGTTTGTCGCGATCCTAGCGCGGTAGGCTACCGCTGCCTCTAGGCCTGGCGTGAAATCAGTATCTATAGGCACATCGTTTCCCCTTCAAAGTGAGAGAAAATATCTGCTCGTATGTAGTCGGCAATTCCGGCCGAAGCCATGGACATGGACACATTTCAAAGTCACCTGTTAATCGCTTAAGAGCGGCGGCGCTTGCGCGGACTGCAGTCGCGGATATAGAGCGGGATCAGTCCAAACAAATACCAGCCCTCCATTGGCCACTCGCGCAAACCACCCGCGGCAGTCTGTAGCCATTTCCTCTTGATTATCATTTGTACCCCGCTCGCTGCTCATCAACCACCTTAACGCGCGACCAGTCGATAACAAATCGGCTTCGGGTGCGACGCGCCTTTCGGTTGTCGGCCTCTAAGAGCATCTCTAGTTCTTCCTGCGTGACGGCTATCATGACGTTAACACTTTCCGGACGCGGCGAAGATCTCCGAGCGTGATGTCATATTCCATGCCGCCTTCGCAGTGCTCGATAATCATCGGATCGCCGTCATGCTCTGGTCCCCACACGTCATGTTCGATTGCCGGCTTCTTGAATGGCTCAAGCGCAGCACGGAGCAATTCCGTGGTTTTGGCGGCCTCTCGTAATTTCTCGATTTCGGTAAGCGCGTCCCGCAGCTCCCTCTCGTAGGCTGTGGGGCGATCGTTTATGATCCGCTGTAACCGATCCGCGATGTCTGTCATGTTCTCCGCTCTCTGACGCTTAGTCATTTCAAATCTAGAATATGTCTCGCTCAGCAGCCCCACAGAACAGGCATTTGTTCCGAAACGGATCGTCACCGTCCACGAACACACAGCACAGATCGGCAGGCGCTTTCCGGCAATAGATATTGCTAAGCTTGATTTGGCTCGGGGATACCTTTTTCCATGCGGCAAGGCCCGCCATGAGTCGCTTATGGGCGTCGTTTTCTTCTTCGGCTATCTGTTCCTTTTTCCACCGGATCGCCCTACGGTTTATCGCAAGTTCTTTGATGTCCAACGGCACCATATGCTTAACTCCCTATTTGTCATTTGCTGGCTGCGGGGTGATCTTGTTCAGCAGCCCTTGCGCATAGGTGATTGCGGTTCCGAGATTGCGCTGGATTTCGGTTTCATCCGAAAATTCCGGGCCGCGCTCACCGAATATTTCCGCGAAACGCTTCTCGTCTTGACGCCAGCGCGCGAGCATGGCCCGGAGCGTTCGTCTTTTCAGCGGATTGCCCATCACCAAAGTCCTATCGCCGCGTTAGTGGGTGTTCTCAAAATTGGTTTCACGCTTGATCGAGTTCACCACCTGAATGACGGCAAAAATTAGCAGTGGCACAGCAAGTCCGAAGGTAATGACGGAAAGCACCGCCCATCGTTTTAGATCGTCGAGTTCTTGTTCGCGGACGGGATAGACCTTCACTGGCCGATCTCCGTATGCCGTCAGCATTAGCGTTCCCATCTGGTTCTCTCTGTTAACGGCGCAAAAGTGCGATCAATTCCAACCCAGTCTTGCGCATCGGCGCGGGCAACGGTCCCGGATTCATTTTGACGCTAGTGAGCCACAACAACGCGTACTCCCGCAACTCCTCTTGCGACAAGCTATCTAGCGTTCGACGCTCAGTCGAGACTGGCTGATCGTAAAGCATCAAGATGTTCGATCCGTTTTGCCCGCGTCATGCGCGGCACCGGCAAACCGCGCTTGCGCTTCAACAATTTTTCCAACCTGACTAGCTGCGCCTCGACAAACGCGACGTCGAGCTGCGCGCCACCAAGATCGTGGTCGCCGCTGATCCAGCCTCGAACGGTCGGATCCGGCCTATCGAACCAGCGGGCGAGGTCGGCACCCGTTAGGTTGCCGTCCCGCATGATAGCCTGGAGCCGGTGCGAAAAAGAGCCGTTCTTCATCGCCTACTTCCCGAACAGGTTATCGAGCATGTTTGTGACCTCGGCGTTCGGCGGCACGCCAGGCGCCATGCCGAAGGTCTGGGCCGGGCTGTTGGGCTGAGCGGACGGCTGGGTAAACGTCGGCTGTGGCGCGACCTGAGGCTGCGGTTCCATGAAAGGAGCTTGCAGCTGTTGCGGCTGCGCCGGAGGTGCCGCGGCAGCCGTATTGCGACGCCGGCCGCGCCCGCCAGGGGCGGAACTAGAAGGGGATGCGGTCGCAGGCGTCGCAGTAGGTGGCGCGGCCGGCGGCGTCGGTTGGGAGGCCGCAGGCTGGGCACCAAAAAGCTGCTGTGGTGTGGTCTGCGGCGGTATAAACCCCACCGGCTGTGTCTGGGGCGGCGTCTGTGGCGCCGGCAGCATGCCCTGGATCGGCACATCGAGGCGTCCGATCATCGCATCCGTCGCCTTGGCGGCATAAAGCTTGTCGCTCAGCGCGATCATCTGCTGCGGCGGCCAGCCGGACGGGATGAAAACCAGCGTGCCCTGACTGACGAACGACAGACGCGTCAGCACGGTGTCCATGTCAAAATCCCGACCGCGGAACTGCTCGGCATAGGCCCGGTAATTCTTCAGGCTGTTCGGCGGAATACGCAACAGGAACGGCATGTCGTGACCAGCGACCAGCACCGCGACGAGCTGGTACTGCGCACAGGCCGGAATGCCCTTGCCGCTGACGTTGGACGTCGCCGAGCCCCACGCGGCGTTCGGGCAAGCAGCACAGGTTGGCGACTGCGGCGACGACGCGAGCTTCGACGGCCCGACGCCATTATGCGAGAAGCAAGCTGGCGGCTGATATGACTGCGCAGTCGGGTCGTAATCCTGATCGTAAAAAATACGCGAAACGTGATTGTTCACGTCGATGATCACGATGTCGGCGTAAGGGCCAGGCGCTTGGCCGCGCAAGAGCTTGTTGGGATCCATCTCGTAGGTCGGGATGATCTGCTCGTTGCCGGCAGCATCGACCAGGGTGAAACGGTTGTCTTTAAGTGACAAATACGGCGGGCTCGACGTGCCGAGGTTCTGACTGACGCGCTCGGCAAGGCCGCGAGACTGGCGATTCTGCAGATAGTCGGGAAGTTGATTCACTTGATTCTCTCCTGGTTAAGATCGACGCACATTTATTCGGGTGAAGAATGAAATTGTGACGCCAGGCGGCGGCTTGCCCTCGTGGCTCTCGATATATTTTTTGACTGCATCTTTCTGCGGCGAGATGAGCAGTAGATCGTTACCGATGTCATCCCAATGGTCGAGCGCGAAATCAAGCAAAGCTTCGCGGCCGATCGACGTGCCTTTGTCCGTCTCATAAGGCAGCCCTTCCGGAGACACTGACACATTGAGCAACGTCGAGCGATAAGCTGTGCCGGCGTCGGTTCTGATGTTCTCCCACTTCTGAAGATTCGACAAAGCCAAGAGTTCGTTGCCGATCGCTTCCAGGCGCTCCTTGTGCGGCTTCATGAACTCACCGAAGCGCTTGGTCTCGGCTTTGATAAAATCGTCGAGCTTGTTATGTTCCTCGATCAGCTGCTCGGCGGTACGTTCGACCTTGACGGGCTCGACAGGAACTGTTTGTTTTTTACGAGGCACGAGCAAATTCTCCGAAATATTTTTTGCCACTGATCTGGAATTGGACGTTTCATATATCCCCCCGCTGGATTGCTTGTAACAGCGCGCCTTGCATCGAGGTGTTGGTCTCAAGTCGTCGGTACATTTCTTTCTCAAGCGGGTTGGACTGAACCTGCCAAACCGTTACCGGATTTTTTTGTCCTGGGCGATACACGCGCGCATTTCCTTGAATCCATAACCGCGTCTTGTCAACCGGAGCGGCGTGAATTACCGTATCTGCCACGACGAACTCATTAATGCCGTGCGCAACTGACTGCGGGTCAAGTATCATGAGTTTGAAATCGTCCTCGCTCTCGAATGCCCGGATGATCTCTGGCCGATCTTTAACTTTCACATGGCCGTTGATGTAGCCGCACCGCCATTTCTTGTTAAATCGCTTATATAGTAAGTTTACGACACTTGTCAACCCCGCGAATATGACGACTTTCCGGGGGGTGCCACCGATCAATTTTTCAAACATTTGCCAGCGCGGCGTAGCGTCGATCTCATGTACCAAATGCTCGTCATCGTAGACCGCTCCAAGCGACAGTTGTAGAAACTTGTTACGCGCGGAAGCCTCGTTGACGGCTGATATTTTTTTGCCGCTACGCATCGTGATTTGCATCGTGCGCTTAAGCAGCGCCATCTGCTTTTTTTGATCTTCAGTCAACTCGACAACAGCCGGCAAAATTTGAATCCCCGGCGCGTCTTTCCAAGTTTCTGCGAGAGAAAAACGAACCACAGGAACGAGAAGCCGCCGCGCAAGGTCGTAGCCTTCCTTTTTCGGTATCCACTTGAAATTTGTCACTTGAATCATCGTCTCGCGCCGGAAACCGGTGAAGCTCTTACCCATGGCGTTGTTGACGAGTTTTGCCAAGCCGTAAGCATCGGTTGGTACTTGCGCTACAGGTGTCCCGGATAATTCCCAAAGATAAGGACGTTTGTTAAAAATTAGCTGCGCAATGCGATGCCGCTTGGTACTAGCGTCGATATAGGCATCGGCTTCGTCAGCAATGATGATTTTAATGCCATCATCCTCGTAAAGCGCTTTAGAGAAACCGTCGAGTGACAGACCTTTTCGTGTGTGAGCCCCGACACCAAGACCGTCCTGATTGATGATCGAGAAGTCAGCTTTTTTGTTGAGAAGATTGATTCGCTTCTCAGCCGAACCATGAAGTATTTCGAATGACCGATGCCCGAGGAAACTCGAAAAAATATTTTTTGCCCACACGACCTCCAGAACGTTGAGCGGTGCGACGATAAGCGCCCGGTAACCGGGAAACGTTCGCATTAGCCATTCGGCGGCCCACAGAGCTGGTAAAGTCTTTTTGGTGCCGGCGTCAGATAGGTTGAAACATCGCGGGTGCATGACCTGGAAATTGGTCATTACCTTTTGATGCCATTCCGGCGTCTTACCTGGCTCGATCGGCCAATCGTAATTGGCGTCGGTGATAATAGGCATCACCGGATAATTCAACCAACGCAAGACCTGACTGTTTCGCAGCGTGCGCGGCACCGCGACGTAATTGCCGTTGAGCTGTTTGGCCTCGGGGATGTGCTGCAGGACCAACGACGACGGCTGGTCGTAAATCAGAAGGTTGCGCGGCTGGTCGTAGAAAAAGTTCATGGGAACTAAAAAACCCCTCGCGCGTTATCGCACTAGCCCGCTATCAGGTGGGCAGCGAGGCGTCCCATGACCGGCCTAGTCGTCCAAATCATCATAGCCCTGCTTGTCGCCGGCTTCCTGTTCTGGGCTGCACGCCAGCTGCTCGGGCTCATTCCCCTCGAACCGATTTTCACCCAAGCGATCAACGTGCTGCTAATCATCGTGGTCGTCGCTATTATCCTGTTTTACGTCGTCATCCCGGTGCTGCACGTCCTGGCCGGCGTCACCGTGAACATCGGCGGGATACACTAAATCCCCAGCGCGGTCTTCAGCTCATCGATTACCTTCTCGGCCGAGTCGCCCCACACCGCGATGCCGCCAGCGCGCTTGATCTCCTGCATGGTCAGGAGCTGGCGCGGCGTCGGTGCCTTGCCTGGCGCCTTGTACTCGATACCGATAAACCGCCCGCCGACGCAGCACAGATCGTCCAGCGTCGGTGCGCCCATACCCATCTGCACCGGACTGAAACGGTATGCGCCGATCGACTTGAGGAATTTGCGAACGGGATCGCGCGTATAAGATTCTGGGGTCTTCATTTTTTCTTCGCCACAAACCAGTTTTCGCAATCCTGAATATCGCACCAACCACAGAGACCGGTCTTGTTCTTTGCAAACTCGCCGGTCCTGCGATCGGCCTCGATCTTGTCGACAAGGCGGTTGATCTCTTTCCACGTATCCTGAAAGCGCGAGAGATCGTAAAGCTGGCCGACGCGGTTTTCCTTGAGCCAGGTATAGTGGCCTTTGACCAGCGTCAGCTCGGGATAGCGCGCCTTGAGCAGCAGCGCGCCGACTTCGAGCTCGAACGGATCTTCATACTTCGATCCGCCGGTTTTCCAGTCGTTGATGTAACCTTTGTCTCCGCTCAACAGCGACAAATCGACCTTGCCCCGGAACCAGCAATCGGCATCCCAATATCCGGTCGGCTGGCCTTTAACGGTGATGCCCAGCTTCTGCTCGACGATGGCGCCGCGGTTGGTGAACGGTGAGGCGAACGATTCCCATTGCTGCATCGTCGTCGGCAACGGTTTGCCTGAGCCGACGCGGTGCTCGAAAGCGACGTGCACATCGTCGCCCCACTTCGCTTCCGGGCTTTGGACATATGGAATGTCTTTCTTGATATAGCGCCGGAACATTGCATGACCGCAGTTCCGATACTGATTGAGTATCGTGAACGTATAGACCAGCCGGCGTCGATCTAAAAACGGCGGGATCGTATTTAAGTCGACTTGCGCGTTCAAATGCTTAAGTCCTTGTTAACAGGGGCGCACCCATTTCCGAGCGCGCCCCGCTCGACTATTTCACCATCCGATCGATGCCGAATCCCGGTTCATCCCACACGTCGATGATGAAGCGTCCCTTGCCGTGCGCAACTGCGCTGTTCGGGATGACTGCCATCAAAAACGGGTCGGGATTGACGACGATGTGAGGCGATGTGGTGTATTCCGTCACCAAAAAGACCGGCTTGCCAGCAGTGAAATTCTTTTCCACCAAGGCGATCTTCTTGAGGGCGTGCAGCGGCAGAGTACGCGAATAGGCAGGGGACCGCTGAGTGCGCCAGTCAATTGGCGTCGGCGTATGCTGGCGCATTTGATTATAGTTGCGGAAAGCATGGCTCTCGTAAAAATCGGACGACGTGACCTGCTTTTCGTTGCGGCCATAATGGCGGACAGAGGGGCGCCCAAACGTCATTTCGACATCGGCATCTTTCGGACGAACTGGGCACCAGTGCCAGCCGAGGCCGGTGGGATTGTCCTTAGCGGCGATGTTGTCCATGTACGCGACAACCTCTTGGAGATTGAAGGTGGGAATATCGTGCTTCATCAGAAAAACACGAAATTCCTCCACCAGCATATCTTGGTCTGAAATGCCGATTTCCTTCGCCACTTTTCGATATTCGGCAATGGCAGTCTCCGCCATCTCGTCAGTATCAATGCGCGGCGTAAGTTTCTTCGGTGCCGATTCCATGCGCTGAGCGGGTTGGTCGTAGACGACAACGCCGCCGTTATCCTTTGCTCCAGTCCATGATGCTAAGTTGAAAAGTGCCATTGTTAGACCCTCCTTCCGGGCCATTGTGGTTGCAGAACGAACCATTCAACGTAAGTAAGATAGATGTTGACGGCGGCCAGAATGGCGTTGACCACCGCCCACGCGCTTCGTCCCTGGGAATAGGCCCAGGCTCCGTTCGCTATTGCCGCCAGCATGACCAGTGGGCAGGCGATTCGCATAAACCAAAGCTTGATGATCCAGTTTCTAGGCATCATGTCACCCACTAAGCAGAAGTTAAGCGTTTATCGCTTCCCAAATTTCCAGCGCCGCCTTGTCATCGTCGCTCGTCATGCGGCAGACATCAGCTGCAGTTTTCGCGCCGGCATCTCTGTGCAAGTTGGCTCGCACGACAGCGATAGCCGCCGCGGCATGACGGGGCGTCGCGAGCGCCCGGAGGATTTTCATGATATCGACCGCCGCCTGATTGGTAGCGTCGAGTTTCCTTCCCGGCGGATCGCGATCAGAAGCGTGGAATCCCATAACTTTCTAATCCCCAGTTAACAGATCACACGACGTTGTTTTCGGCTGGATTCGCCAAAATCTGTTCGGTTTCCCGGATGCGCTTGTCGAGCGTCGAGACCAAATCTTCGCCCATGCCGATGCCCTGGCGCGGTAGCAGATTCAGCACCTGAGAAATTTTCTCATAAGCCTCGGCTCGCGGCTGCAGATAATCGATCTGTTTTCGCAGCGACACGATTTCCTGCTTACAACGCTGCATCATATCGATAGCTTCTTTGTCGTGCATGGTGGCTCCTAGTTGTCCGGCGCGCGAGTAGATGTCGGTTTTAACATTTGAAACTATCGCTCTGGCGATAGCGTTCGCGGCAATCTCAGACGCGCTTTTGGTCATGGATTGGCCTTTGCAATTTCTGACCCGTGATGCAGCCCTTCGAGATAGGCCACTGTAATGACCTGCCACAGCTCTAAACACTGGCCCTTGAAGTTGCGGCGCATATTCTTCTCAACGCTGGGACCAACGATTGACCAAGCAGCCTCGAACTGCTCAATGGTTAAACCCATCTTTGAAAAGTCGGGGATCGGAACGACCGGCACCGGAGGTCCGAATGCGACAAAGTTGGGCTTCTTGAAATTTGTCATCCGTTAATCTGTGGTTAGTCAGTTAGAGTTTTTGAGCGTCGTGAAGAACCGAAACATGCTTGCCCTCAAAATAATCCGCCCCATCCAATTTGCCCTCAATGACAAACCGGCGCGCCGCGCCGATAACCGGGCTTTGATAGGCTAGGATTGCATCCTCGGGCAGCTTGCCCTCGCGAATTGACGTATGCAGCCCACAGATGCAGCGGTAGGCGCGCTCAAGTTCTTTCCGAAGATCAATGTCAGACATGATTATGTCCCTTTGCGCTCATGGCATCATTTCCTCAATCGCATCCTTGGCCTGCTCAAACGTCCATTCGCCCTCAATCGCTCGTGTAAGATACCGCAGGGCCTGCTGTGCGTAGGCCGTCTCTATCCTCTCGGCGCGAGCCCATAGACATTCATCTTCGGCCTGTATCGCGGTAAGCTTTCTCAGCTGCTCCAATGTCATCTGTTAATTTCCAATCAAGCTTTTGGCGGCTCAGATACCAGCGACATTCGTTTGATCGCTTCGATCAAGCAGAGTCGGTCGGTTTCGTCGTTTGCCGTTTCAAGACGGCGCACGATAAGCTTCACAGCAAAATTGAAGCCCTCGTTCCAGGCTGATGTTTCTTCGGCCGTGCGTGGTTTCAGTTCCATGACTAAACTTCCGTGAGTGGAAGTTCTGGCAATGGCATCCAGTGTGTGGTGCCATACAGGGAACGTCCGTTACTGACGTTTTCTTTCCAGCATGCCGGCCGTGTACCGCCCCACGCTCCGATTGCAATGCTGTACTTTCCAGCGAGCAGAATCCGAGAACCGTCCTTTGGAGCCGTCTCAATCGGCTGCCACTTAAGCCGTGCCTGCAACTCCTCGATCTCCTTCATCGCATCCGGGAACGCGAAGCTTGTGTGCTCTGTGATCTGTCTCATGTGGGCTCCGTTAGTGGCCGGTTGCGGATGCGTAAGCGTAGAGCGCCACGGCCGTCGCATAGAACGATATGCCGATAGCATCAATCCAGAGACACGCCCGAGGATTGGTATGGAACGTGAGGGATCGATAAACCCCCCAGGCTGTGGCGCTCGCAACAAAAGCGGTAAAGAACCAAATCCAAACTGCGAACGTGAGCGGATGTGTCATCTGTTGATCTCGCGTTAGGCATTTCGCTTTGCAGCACGCCGGATGCGGTCGGCGATCTCTTGAGCGAGGCTGGCCTGACATTCCAATTCCTCGTATCGGTCGTAGTGGTCGGGATCGTCATCATCGTCGTGAACACGTTTGGCATTGCGCATGATCGAATTAGCCACGCGCTCTGCGATTTTGGCGGCTTCTTCCATCGCCTCGCTACGGGCCAGTTTCGCCATCTGTCCAGCGGTTTGAATGCTCATGTGATCTGCTAAATCCTCGTTAAGCGTTTGGTGGGCGCCTACGCAAAGATCTTCGAAAGCGCGGCGGCAATCCGTCGACGCGATTTCTTAGGCGCGTCGCTGAGCATGTCAGCGACCGTTTCCAGCAAACTCGCGTCGCTTTCGCTAAGGCCGACAAGCGCGGTCAACGCCAAACCAACATCGACCTTGTATGCGCGCGATGCCCCGATTTTCTTGGTCTTGCGCGGCTTTTTGATGCGCGCGCCCCCGGCCGGCTTTGCCGGTTCGGCAGCGGAGCCTGCTACGGCCTTTTTCGGCTTGGTGCCGCGGTTCTTGCCTTTCTTGCTCGTCGAGCCCTTGGCCGGCGTTTCCGGAGGCACAGGCGGCGCGTCGGGCGACGGCTGGAACGAAGCGAACGGGGCTTGTTGTTCATTGTCCACTGGACTTCTCCTCTTTGCGTTTAAAATCCTGACAACGAAATCGGGCGTCGGTCTTTTCACCGTAATTGAGCGAAGCGGCATTGCCGCATGTACCGTTCCAATCACCCTCCTTGATCCAAGGGCCTGCGCAACTCTCGCAGCAATTCGGCGGCCAACGCAACCACGAGGGCCTTACCGCCTCGGCCATGTCTTGCCCTTCCGGCACTCGCTCAGGATCTCGGGTTCCTTGCCGTCCTGGATCTCAACCTCGTAATTGCACGAGAACTGAACGTGGCCGGCAACGCGCTGCCGCGTCTTCGGATCAACGACCACTGCCATGTCATTGCGCACGACGTCGCCGCACAAAGGGCAAGTGTCGGGGAGGGGGTGTTCGATCACTTGACATACCTTTCTGACATCACAGCGTCCGCGTCGAGAGGAATTCCGGGGAGCCAAACAGGTACGCGCTTCAACTCGGCTTTGCAAACCTCAAGATGGCGTTCTTCGTTGCCGTCTTTCTTGATCAGCACTACGAGCTCGTCATGCGTCGTCGTCACGATCCGATAACCCATTGCGATCAAGCGTAGCATACAGTCGGACATGACGACGCGCGCGAGAGCTTGAATTAAATTTTCAACAAGCTTTGCGCCGTAGAGCTTAGACCAGCCTTTGCGCGTCTTGATACGCCAGTAGGAATCGTCAGTTTCGTTATCTCGATAATACTCAATAGAACCGAATTGTAAAGGGCAACCGTTCGGCAGCCAGATTTTTCCGTCCTTGATGACGGTTGGCCCCCACTCGATCGGCGGCCCACCGGCAAGACGCGCCAGCATACGCCCGCCAGTTCCCCACAGGTCGACAACGTTTGGATGCGTATCGCGGTAGGCGCCACGAGCTTTCAAGCCTTCAGCCGACGTCAGAATAATCTTTGCTTTAGTTCGCAGCGTCGCACGAATCTTCTCGCCACCCGATCCGTAGCCGGCCTGCAGCTCCAGCACCTTGCCGACATTTCTCTCGGTCGGGTGCTTTTCCTTGGTGACAGGAAAACCATAAAATTCGCTGGCGACGTTCACATAAGGATCGCGACCATCGCGGAAATTCTCGATCACGTCCCACTGACCGGCAACGAAATTGAGCAAGCGACACTCGATTTGCGAAGCGTCGATCGCACCTAGCAAATATCCTTCCGGCGCCAGAATGGCTTCGCGAATATTCAGCCCGCCATCATCCGCGGGAAAGTCCGGGTCGCTCTTTTTAAGATTCTGAAAGTTACTTCCGTCTCCACCGGACCACCGTGTTGTATGAGCGCCATACATGCGCAGATAGACGCACAAAGGTCCTCGACGAGCCATCCAGCCCAAGGTCTCGGCGCGCGTTTGCAGCAGTGTCGACTTGATCCCAAGCCGCGCCTCGGCAAGTGTCCTGATTCGCTCATCTTCGTCCTCCAACAAATCCTGCATGAACGGGTCGGTCTTGGCGAAAGCCCATATTTGCTTGTCGGGGTTGGTCGGCGACGACTTTTTGCCAGGCTCAATTCCCTCGGCGCGCAGCAGTTCGGCAAACTTGTCGCTCGACGACAATTCTTTGGGATCTACACCGAGACTAGCGACGCGCTGCTGCTTGGCATCGTTCTCACTTTTCCAGATGCGCCCCAGCAAGTCCATGTCAGCACGCAAACACGGCTCGCTGAACATCTTGATGGTCATGTCGATGATCGGCAGCTCGCTGCGCGGAAAGCCTGCCTGGAGCAACATGCCGAATAGCTTCCAAATGCTCTCGACTTCGTCGCACGCTCCCTCGGCAATTTGTTGCTGCACGTCGTTTGACAACTCGTTCCAATGCTTGCCGTCAAAGGCGCTGTATGGAGTTTTCTTCGCCGGCAAACCAAACTGTGCGCGTACCGAGTCGAGGCTGACGCCGATGTGATTGCCAAGCAGCAGCCGCGCCATGGCAAGCGTGCAACCAATCATTTTGGGATGCACGTCGTAATGAAAACTTTCTATGCCGGCGTCAAACTGCGCATGATGGTGCACCATGAAGGTGTCGGACCAATCCTCTTGCGCGAGGATATAACGTGCCTGGCGCTCGTCGTACCAGCGTGCGGGCGTGTCGGCGGACCACTTGATGGCGACGCCGTGCGCTTCGAAGCGCTTGTCGCGTAAGTACGCTTCGGTCGATAATTTCGACAGCGTGAAATCTTTGGAGCTGAAGAACGTCTCCCAGTCGGCAACAACCAATCTCATAGCTCTTGTATCCGCCAAGTTGAGCCCGGTCCCGGATGGCTGGCCTGGACACGCAGCTGCACATGCGCAATGATTTTGTTGAGACAGCGAATCATGACGTGGACGCTCTGGTTGGCGCATAAGGGCGCCGCGCCGCCGCGGTAGACCTCCTGCACGATCTCGTTGAGTGTCAGCGGCATGCGCTTTCTATAGAGCGCGCGGAACACGGCGTATTGCCCGAACGACAGCGCAACCGCCTTGCCGTGACGCATGATGACGCGAAACGAGTCGTCGACCGTGAATGTCAGCGGCGGAAGTTTTTGGCCGCAGCACGGACAATCCGTCGAGGCACGCGTTTTGCGGCTCACAGGTCAAACTTCCCTTGCCGTAGCACGCCGAGCAGCAGGACCGCATACATGATCGCGGCGAGCGCGCAGACGGAGTGCGAGGCGATGAAATTGAAAATCATAGCCCCACCCCCAAAGCATCGGCCCACACCAGGATCATCGCGACGAAGGCGCCGACCGCCAACAGCGCGAGCACGTCACACGACGCGTAGGCAACGAACGCCACGATCTCGTTTTCCTTGGGTATTGTCATCTCCAATCCCAATCCTCCACATCCTTGCCGGCGCGCTTGAGCATGTCGACCGCCAGGCAGATCATCTTGTACCGGCGCCACGCTTTGGGCGTCACCGGGTGCTCGCCCATGGTCTGGCTCGCCGGCACGGTGCCGAGTTCGAAGCGGCAAATCGCGGATGGCGAGTAGCCGGTCAGCGCGGCGAGCTGATCCATGGTGATGCCGTGGGCAGCCCGCCACTTTTGCGCGCGCTCGATCTCGGCTTTGCTGACTCGGGTCATTCTTCGTTCACTTCTGGTTCGAAATCCCAACAAGGTCAGTTTGCTGGCAACGGACTCTTGGCGCGGCTACAGCGACTATCTGCGCCGCTTCCCGCACGAGAAAGTTGACCACAGCAAGCACCAGTACGTTGTCGGTGCCGTGCATACGAACACGATTGAAGGCTTCTGGAGCATCTTTAAGCGCGGTGTGGTTGGCACGTTCCACAAAGTCAGCGCCAAATATCTCCCGCTCTATGCCGCTGAATTTCAGTTCCGCTACAACAACCGCACGAACCCCGATATGTTCGGAACGGCGATAGCAGGCTGCTGAGGCGAGGTCACTGGTCACCGTCTCAGCTAGAGACGAAAGAGGCCAGCAAACTGGAGCAATTGAAATTGCCTTTTGGATCATGGCCATTTCCCCGCAAGGTGAAGAGAAATGCAGATAATAAGGGCAAAAAGTGATGTGACTGCGTAAACAGCAGCCGCTTTTTCCAACTCAAGGCGCAGGGTCATGACAAACACAGGGACAAGCGCAATGAGCGAGCCTATTGCGACCCTCAAATCAAAGTACGACAACAAGCTCATTCCCGCCTCCCGTTGATGTCGTGAACCTTATGACACGCCGTGACGCGCTTGTAAAGAGTAAAATGCAAAACCGGCTAAGTCCCGGATTCCGCTTGACGAAAATATGAAATGGGAACAGTCTGCCCCACCCGGTTGATGGCGCGCGCACGGCGCCGCGGGCAAAAAGGAAAGCCCCCCGCCAAGCGAATGGCGAGGGGCTGATTGAGGTCCGGCGGACGGACCTACGAGCGACAGAGCGACTGCCGCTTGTAGCCTCCCACGACCGGTTCGTCAAGTGGTAGAGGATCGGCATGTCCCTCATTGAATACGCTCTGCAATACGCCGGCCGTGGCTGGCATGTGTTCCCGCTCCGTCCTCGCGCCAAGCTTCCGTTACTCTCCAAAAAGTCCGGCGGTAAGGGTTTTCACGACGCCACGTCGGATCCCGGCCAAGTCACCGCCTGGTGGTCGCGGGCGCCCCAAGCCAATATCGGGCTCGCAACCGGCGCGTCCGGCCTCGTGGTGCTCGACGCCGATGGACCAGCGGGGTTAGCGCAGCTTAAAGAGCTCGCGGCGCCGCACGGCGGCTTACTTCGCACGCTGACGGCGCGCACCGGGCGCGAAGGCGGGTTCCACCTGTACTACCGCGGAACGGGTATAGCCAGCTGGCAGGACAACCGCAAAGGCGACACCAAGCAATGGCATTTCGACATCCGCGGCTCCACCGGTTATGTGATCCTGCCGCCCTCGATCCACCCCAGCGGCGCGCAGTACGCGTGGGTCGACGCGGCGCAGCCGATCGCCGAGGCGCCGGCCTGGCTCGGCCCCCTCCTTGCCTCGCTCCGCGGTTCCGTGCACACTGCGGCCGCGGGCAATCCCGCCCGTGACACTGAAACGCTTGCGGCCTTGAGCCCGTCTGCCCCGTCGTCCCGGACGGTGCCGGCGGGCTCTTTTGCGTCCGGACGCGGGCTTGCGGCCCGCTCGGTCGCGAACCTCAGTTCCGGGCCTGCTTTCAGCGAATCCGAGGCCGATCGTCTGTTTTCGGCACTATCGGCGATAGACGCCGCAACCGATGGCGCGACCTGGGCCAGCTACGGCGCGGCGCTGCACGATCTGAAGTGGATTGTGAACGGTGTCGACGAAGGCTTTGAAATTTTTGATGAATGGTCTAGCACCTCGACAGGTAAGGGTCCGGGTAATGGGGAGTACAAAGGTCGCGCGGACCTAGAGAAGCGCTGGGTCAGTTTTGATAAGGAATACAACGGAGTACGCAAGACAATTGCGTCAATTTATAAGGACGCAATGGATCGCGGGTGGCAATACGATCCAACACCGCCGCAAGAGCAAAAAGTCAACGGCAACCATAGCTTAGAAGTCTTACCTCCCACATTTCAACAAGCGGCGTTCGCAAGCCCGATCATCTGGCCCGATCGCGACCAGTGGGGGCGGCCCAAAGCGACCTGCCGCAATGCCCGCGCCGCCATTCGGCACATGGGCCTGACATGCGAGCACGACCGGTTTCACGACAAGTTGATCATCGGCGGACAGGCGATCGAGCAATGGGCCGGCGAACTCACGGACAACACGACGCACATGCTCCGGGTCACCATCGCCCAGCGATACAATCTCGATCCGGGCAACACCAACACTTTCGACGCCGCGGTCCAGGAATGCCTGCAGGACAGCTTTGATCCGGTTGCCGACTATCTCGACGGGTTGACTTGGGATGGCGTGCCAAGGCTCCGCACTTGGCTTGCGACCTACATGGGCGCCGCGGACACGCCGTTAAATGCCGCCATTGGGGGCCTGATCCTGATTGCGGCCGTGCGCCGCGTGCGGCAACCCGGATGCAAATTCGACCAGATCCTCGTGCTTGAAGGCCCGGAAGGGCGCGGCAAGTCGTCGGCGATCGAGATTTTGGCGGGCCAAGAGAACTTTTCGGACCAGACGATATTGACCGCCGACGACAAGGGCCAGCAAGAAGCAATCAGCGGCGTGTGGCTTTACGAGATCGCGGACCTGGCCGGCATGTCAAAGGCCGACACCGAGAAGGTCAAGGCGTTTTGTTCCAGGACCGTGGATCGCGCGCGGCCGGCTTACGGGCGCACCAGGCAGGACAAGCCGCGGCGCTGTGTCTTCATTGCGACGACGAACCACGCGACGTTCCTCAAATCGCAAACCGGCAATCGGCGGTTCTGGCCGGTCCAAACGGGCAGGGTTGACCTGGAAGCGTTGCGGCGAGACCGGGACCAGCTTTGGGCGGAAGCCAACGCGATCGAGCGGCGCGGCGTGTCGCTGTTCTTGCCGGAAGGGCTTTGGCAAGAGGCCGCGGCGATACAGGACGCGCGGCGCGACGCGGACCCGTGGGAAGACATTCTAGCAGACGTCGAAACGCATAAAGCGACGTCGAAAAAACCGGCGGCAGACGGGCACGGAATGGAGTACCGGATCACAAGCCGGGACGTGCTGGAAACCGTGCTTAGACTGCCTTTGGACAAGCTGAATGATGTAACTGCGAAACGGGCCGCGCTGGCACTTCGAAGGCTCGGATGGGACGGACCAAAGCCATTGCGAAGCGAAAAAATTGTGGCGAAAGGTTTTACAAAAAAAGCAGAAGACGTGTAACCGGTAACACCGAAATGAGAGGTTACGCGCAAACGCTTGATTTTTATAAGGTGTTACTGGTGTAACCTCTGTAACTTCTAATAACTCTATAGCTAATGGAATATGGGTTATAGTAAGGTAGCTTATATAAACTTAGATTCTATAGAGTCTTAGGAAAAGGGGGGTTACGGCGTTACGGGGTTACACAGCTCGCGCCAGCCTTTTTGGGGGAACCGGCCTTGACAGGCACAAATTGAAAGAGTATATAAACGAGACGGTGACCAAGGGAGACTTTAGTATGACCAAAGCCAAGCGCATCACACTCGCACTGCGGAACCTGGAAGCGGAGTATCGCGCATCGAGCGATCAAGCGGAGAACGCTTGCGCCGAGACAGTGCGGCGGATCAACGTGGATCTGCCGGACTACTCCAAAGAGCGCCTGTTCGACATCCTGATGTCGAATTCCTACCGTGTGTCGAGTACGACTTTATAAGGGGAACGGCTATGGGCGGCGTTCCTTACTACTACCAACTCGGCTATAACGACTTTATCGCTGGCCGCAAAGCGCGACGACGCGTTCCGTACAATTTCAAGCTTGCGTATCTTTGTGGCCGTTCAGACGCGCGCGAGGGAAAGCCAAACCGACACGCTTGACTTCCCCACTTGAAAGAGTAAACCAACGCATGCCCGCGCCGATCCAGGTCGCGGGGTTAGGGAAAGGGGAAAGATCATGCCCGAATTTGTTTTAGAAGGCCGCGACAACGTTGCGTTCCAACGTTGCAGTGAGCTGGAACAAGCTTACATCGAAGCCATGTTTTTCGCGGATGAGCCGCAAAACGAATCGTGGTCGTTTGACGAATTGAGCGAATCGGCGTTGCGTAAGATCAAGGAAGATTGCGCGGCGTTTTGCGCGGACCAAAAGACGCTCGATCTAATCGACGGCGAGGAAAAGCAGGCGGGCCACGATCTATGGCTTACGCGCCAAGGACACGGTACCGGCTTTTGGGATGGTAACTGGCCAAAGGATGCTGGCGAGTACTTGACAAAGCGCGCCAAGGATCTCGGCGAGTGCTGGCCGTATAAAGGCGATGACGGCCGGATTTATTTTTGATTTGTTGCAACGCGGTACGCGACTAACTGGGCGCTGTCTTGGACGGCGCCTTTTTCTTTTTGGACGGGTTGACATTTGGGAATTGAAAGAGTAGATATTGGGAATAGGGTTCAAACGAGGATCGACGATCATGGTTTTCACTTCGATTCGCCAAGCACTCAAAGCCGCCCGCCGCTTTCATCGCGAATACGGTTGCCAAGGCTATCGCTATAAGGCGACGTCGGGCTACTCATATCATGCTGGCCGCTTTTGTGTCGCGGTCTATGCTCACAATGGCGCGTTTGTGACGCTGATCTAAAGCGGCGTATCAGCGCTGGAATGGGGAAGGCCGCTTAACCCGCGGCCTTTTCTTTTTGGGCGCCGGCCATGCGCCTCTAGCCAATTTATCAGCGTGTGGCCGAGACCAGGACTAGGGCGCAAATCAAATACGGGTGCCACACGTTCGCGTAAACAATCTATGGCCCATTGAGGGATATGGCGTCGGCCAGCTCGCCAGTGTTGAATTGCAGGCCAAGTGACGCGATTCTGGAACAGAGCGCAGATGTCGGCGGGAGCACCACTCGGCGCCAGCGTGCGAATCAGCTTGTCCAGCGCGGCCGCGCTACCACTATCGGGGATCAAACGCCGAGGCACCCTTTTGGGACTGCGCTCGATCGGCTGTGTTGCATCGTTCATGCCGCATTTTACCGGCCGCGGCGCTGCGCAGTAGCTTTTGACGGCTACCACTGGGGGTTCGCAGGCGATTTTTCTCCTCGCTACTTTCAGTCTTACAAGACCGATAGCGAGCTTAGTGCCTTGTATTGCTTAGGCTTTCGGCGACCTGGCGAGCTCACGCGGGAACTTTGCATGCGGCGATCGGTCGCAGCTACCGAGAGGTATTTAGACACCCGAAGGCCCGCGCGAAGAACGGAATCGAGGGCACCCCACCCTGCGCCACCCCAAAAACTTCCAAAAATTTTTTCTGAAAATTGTAGTAGCCGCGACTACGCGAGCCGTGCTACATCGCTTCGACGCACTCAAAAAGGAGACGCATCGTGGCCGAGCGCACAATCGAAATTCCCGAAATCAAACTTGATCGCATGACCGTGAACGTCGTTGGTACGTCTCCGCTGCTAACCAATCGCTTCGGCGAGAACGCGATTGCTTCGATCGAGAACAAACAGCAGAAAAAAGCGAAGGGTGTGAAGGAGGCGCGCGATCCCGAGGCGGAATTTCTTGAGAAGCTGCACGTCATAAAGGCTGGCAAGACACCGTTGGAAGGTACGTTCGGTTATCCGTCGATCGGTATCAAAAAATGCCTGGTGGTTGCCGGCGGCCGTTTTGCCGACGAAAAAATGACGCATCTACGCGGCGCCATCAACATTCTTGGAAGCTTGATCGAGATTCGATCGCCGGCTCCGACGATGCGTACCGACACTGTTCGTTTGCAGGGTGGCGTCACTAGCATCGCCTATCGCCCGCAGTTTTGGCCGTGGGAGATGGAAATACCGGTCGTGTTTAACGCCGGCATTATCGGCCCTGCGCAGATTCTCAACCTTTTCCAGATTGCTGGATTTGCTGTAGGCTTCGGCGCGTGGCGTCCCGAGCTGAACGGCGTGTTCGGTCAATTTGTTTTGAAGAATTCCGGCGAGGTCTCGACGAAAGAGAAGACCAAGGCGGGATAAAAAGCCAAGAGCAGAGTCGATTTGATAGGCGTTGCACAGACCATAAGACCGCAGACGCGATGCAGAAAAGTACGGCAAACACCAGATGTGCTTTGCAAGGACGTGAGGTCAACTGAAGCGAAAAGTTTATTTTGTTGGTTTGCCAAAAGAGGAGTGCAGCACGGAATAGTCAGGACAAGTCCTGCAGCGATGTTAGTTGAAATGAAAAGTTTAATCCATTTGCCATGTGAAAAGAGCAGCCGCGTGAACATGTGACACGACGACACCAGATGTTACCGGAATAGAAATGAAAAGTTTGTTTGATCCATTTGCCAGAAGAGAACACTCGATGTGCGGCGCTTTGCGTTGAGGCGATAGGAAAACACAACAAATGAAAAGTTTCATTTTTGATTTGGCAGAAGAGAACAATAGCTGTGCAGCGTTTTGAGTCGATAGCAGTTGCAAACAAATGAAGTGAAATGTCTATTTCTCTCAAAGAGTATTTCGCGCTCGCCGGCTCTAATTTCACAAACGACGATGCTAGGGTCATTGGGCCGGTACTGCAAGAATTGGTGCACGCCGGGCAGTCGCGACCAAACGAGATTGTCGACGCCGCGCGCTCGACGAATTCCCCGCTGCACGAATATTTCGAGTGGAATGACCAGCGCGCTGGGCAGCTGTATCGCGAAGGCCAGGCCCGCGACATGGTGCAGGCTATTCGCGTCCGCGTCGTTCCGCGCGAGCAACCCAAAGAACCGCGGCAGTATAAAGTTACGGTTCAGAAGACAGAGTGGAACACCCTGAGCGACGTCACCGTTCGTAACGAGATCGATGTTCTTGATGGCGCGAGTCTGGCGCTACGCGCGCTTGACGAATGGATACGAGTATTCGGTACGCTGGCACAAGCCAAGGAAGTTGCTGATATCTTGCAGCCGATCCTTAATCAGATTTCTGAATTTAAAGAGGAATGTCGCGGCGAGATCCCACCGAATGACGTGGTTGCGGTTTTTCAAGATTTGCAGCAGATCGAGCAAGCTTGTCAGAAGCTGATCGGGCTACGTGACTATGGCGAGCAGACACAGTATCTGATTGAAGCGATCGACGATGCGTGGAAGGCGTATGGGCAGCTGGTTGAAGATAAGAAAGCGCGCTTGACGGTTGTCGAACAGGAGAACGAGGAGCTACGCGAGAAGATCGATTTTTTGGAGCGCTTGTTTATTGGCGACCAGCTTATGCCTCGGCAATTGCGGCTGACGAAGCAGGAAGGCAAAGTTGTTGGTGCGTTGCTAAACAACAAGACGGTGAACCGTGAAGCCATCCACTATATTTTGTATTCGGACAAACCGGATGCTGACGAGGCGGACATTAAGATTGTTGACGTTCTGGTTTGTAAAATTCGTCCGAAGCTAGACCGGTTCGGCATCAAGATCGAAAGCCTTTGGGGCGTAGGTTACCAGATGCCTGATGACTCGCGTAAGCGGCTGCAAGGTTTGATCGAGGCTGACAAATCGCACCCGCTTGAGGAAGGGATGATCTAAAATAATATCTCCCCGGTAGTTGCCACCACTACAAACAGTCTGGTACTCTCGTAAAATGTCGCTGGCTTACTACAACGAGATCGACCCATACTGTGCGCAGTGGCTGCGAAATCTCATCGCAAAAAATCTGATCGCGCCCGGTGTGGTCGATGAAAGGTCGATCCTTGATGTCAAACCTTACGAGCTCGAACCCTACACCCAGTGCCACTTCTTCGCCGGTATCGGCGGATGGTCTTACGCATTGCGACTCGCGGGTGTTGCCGATCATCGAGAAATTTGGACTGGAAGTTGTCCTTGCCAGCCTTTCTCCACGGCAGGCCGCCGCCGCGGGTTTGATGACGAGCGACACTTGTGGCCATACTGGAGATATCTCATTGCGCAGCGACGTCCTCCAACAATCTTTGGAGAGCAGGTTGCGTCGGCAGCTGACTGGCTCCGACTTGTGCGAAGTGACCTGGAAGCCCTGGACTACGCCGTGGGGGCAGTCCCTATCGAAGCCGCGAGCGCGGGTGCGGACCACCTTAGAGATCGGTTCTGGTTTATGGCCTACCATACGCGCCAACAAGTGGGGGCCGCCGGACAGTCACGGGAACGTAGCGATGTGGCCCACAGCAGCAGCAGCACGCGATTACAGGAGCGAGAGCGCGACGGAGGAATTCAACGAGAAACACTGGGCGCACAGCCGCGGCAAGACGTTGCCAATGCAGGCGCTGCACGCGACATGGGCGACGCCAACTTCTTTGAGCGGTGGTTCGGAAACCAGCAATCCGCCTGGCAACAGCCGGAACAACAACGAGATCAGACGCCACGCTTTGTGGGCAACGGCAGCTGCCCAGGAGGCGGGCGGAACGGCGGAACAGTTTTTGGAACGCAAGCGCAAGGCAGTGGCGAACGGCTCGACATTGGGCGTCAGTCTGACGAGCCTGAACCTTCAGGCTGGATCATCGGTGCCGACGGAAAAGCGCGGCGCGTTAAATCCGGAATTCGTTTGCTGGTTGATGGGTTTCCCAATCGCGTGGGTCTCCTGCGGGGTTTCGGTAACGCGATTGACCCGCGGCCGGCGGCGCAATTCATCAAAGCCGCGCTCGACTGAATAATATCTCCCCGGTAGTTGCCCCCACTACAAGAACCGTGTTATAGCAAAGCGCATGACCGAATGCCCTCCAGCAGTAGTTAATAAATACCGCTGGTATTCGAAGCGCGCGTCGCCGTATCGTGAAAGCCGTCAAGAAATGAATGCGATGTGGCGCAAGCTTCGAAAGACCGAGCGCTTCGAGCTACGCCGGCTTCTGTGGCGCCGGTACGTGCTCGCTCAAAGTTTGTTTTATAAGGCGGTAGCAAAAGCGATTTTGAATTAAATGTCCCTTTACGAAACTCTCGATCTCACTAGCGACCCGCCGCCCGACGCCGCAGCCATTAAGCGCGCTTACAAGCGCAAGGCCAAAATGACCCATCCCGACCGCGGTGGCAAAGTCGAAGATTTCCAGAAAGTCTCGCGCGCTTATCTCGTGCTTAGCGATCCCGTGCGTCGCGCCAAGTACGACGCGACGGGAGACATCCCCGAGATCACGCCGGAAACGGCCCCGCTGAATTTGCTGGTGCAGTTCTTCGTGACCGTGGTGCAGATGCATTGCGCCGGTCAGGGGCCGGATCCGCTGACCACCGATCTGATCAAGCTGGCGCGCGACCAGTTCAAGACCGACATTGCCAACGCCGAGAAGGAGATCGTCAAGATCAAGCGCAGCATCAAGGTGTGGCAGAAGGTCGAAGCGAAGTTTGGCAAGGCCAAGAAGGGCGCGATGCCGGTGACGATCAAGCGCGCGATGTTGGCGCAAGTGGCGCCGCTCGAAGCGCATTTGCAGACCATGCAGAGCCAGATCGAGCTGCGCAACGACGCGATGAAGTTGCTTGACGGCTACACGTTCGATTTCGATGCGTCTCCGGCCACGCCTACGAATTTGTCGGGAAGCTGGATACGCTTCACGAGTTAAAAATTCTTCTTGCATCCCCCTTCTGTAGTTGCTATGACTACCAACGCTGATGGCTGGGCCAGCCCCCGTCCCCTCAACCCCAGGCCCCGCTTTCAGCAGGTTGTGTGTAGCAACCAAGCCCGGCTCCTCGCCATCCTCCCTGATCAGGGGAGCCGGGCCGTTGCACAAGAGGACTGGAATTGTCTGACGACTATCCGACGTCCGTAAGATTTTCGAAGCAGCTCAAGGCCGACCTGAAAAGGTTTGCCAAGGAGCAAGGCTGCTCGGTGACGTGGCTCTTGAACCACATCGCCGAGGAATGGGTGGAGCATAAAAAACAAGAGGGTAAGGGCAAATGAAAACCGCGCTGGTCACCACCACTATCAACGTTCCGACCGTCCTCGCGCTGTATCGCAAGCTCGACCCAAGCGTGAAATTTTTTGTCGCCGCCGACGAGAAGACGCCGCTCGATGCCTACAGCTTCTGCGCCGACATCCCCGATTGCGAGATGTATTCGCCCGATCGGCAGAAGGAGCTTGGTTACGAGTGCTCCCCGCTGCTTGGTTGGAACAACGACAGTCGGCGGAACATCGCGCTGCTCGAAGCGCTGAAGTGGGGCGCTGAACTGATCATCTCGATTGATGACGATATGATCCCGATGAACGCGGACTACTTTGCGACATTCAAAAAGCTGTTTTTTGGCCGGCGCCAGGATTTCCACGATCCAGGAATTTTTCATAGCTATACGCCAGCTTATTCTGGCCTTCAACTCGGCACGCCTCTCTACTGGCTTGACGCCGGGCAGCTCACGGTACCGATCGCCAAGCAGCGCGGCCTCCCGCTCGATCACCTCGCCGTCGCGAGTGCCGGCGCCGCGGTCGGCGTCAATATCGGCATCGCGCAAGGCGTCATTCTCGGCGTGCCGGATACCGACGCCGCGACTGCCGCGACAAGCCAACCGATGGTGCATAGCGCAAGCGACATCCTGCGCAACGGGTTCGTGGCGCATCCGCAAGCGCGCGCCGTGGTGAACTCGCAATTCACCGCGTTCCGCCGCGAGCTCGCCCCGGCCTTCGCCCAGTTTTACGAGCACCAGGGGCGCAACACCGATATCCTCGCCAGTCTTTTGATGCGCCGCATCGCCGCCGAGCGCGGGCTGTTCACCTATTTCGGTCCTCCATTTGGATTCCATAATCGCCGGCCGCGGCGGATCCTGCCGGATTTGCGCGCCGAGATGTACGGGCTGGAGCGTATCGAGGCGTGGGCCGACTATCTGGAGCGCGCACCGCTGTCTTCGGCGGCATCCGTCGCTGTCCAATGTCACTCGTTGATGCGCGGCTTTGCCGGTTTCGACGGCGATCTCAAGGCGTGCGCGGACGCGTTCTATTCGGATGTGGAGAAGGTGCTGTGACCTTGTTCAGCATCGACATGGTGGTGCAGACCTGTGTCAATAAGGATTGCGGCATCAGTTTTGCGGTCCCATCGTGGTGGGACAAAGGGAAACGAGAAACGCGTACAACATTCTATTGCCCGAACGGGCATCCGCAGTCGTATTGCGCTGAGAGCGACCTTGATAAAGCGCGGCGCGAACGTGACATTGCGCGCCAGCAGGTTGCTCGCGCCGAGCAGGAAGCCGCCGAAGCGCTTGCTCGCGCGCAAAAGGCCGAGCGCGCCGAAAAGCGTTTGAAGAAGCGAGCTTCGGCCGGCACCTGTCCGTGTTGTCAACGCACATTTTCAAACATGGCGACGCATATGAAGAACCAGCATCCCAATTTTGTTGCAGAAGGCGGCGCCAAGGTCGTGCCGATCAAGCGCGCATGAACCGCGTCGCTATCGCTTTCCTCACTTGTGACCGTGTCGAGCTGACCAAGCGCTCGATCGAGCCGCTGCTGCAGCCCAACAAGTTCGACTTGCACTGGGTCGATGGCAGTAAGACTGGCGAAGGCATTGATCTGCCGCGCGAGTACAGCCAGCACAAGTTCTCGACGCATTACGGCGTGGTCGGCGGCTCGGGCGTGGCGATCGTCTACGCCCTGACGACGTTGCTGAAGAAGGGTCTCGGCGAGGGCACCGCCTACGATTACATCGGCCTCGTCGAGAACGACGTGCTGCTCGATCCCGACTTCTTCGAGCCGATGATGGCGCTGTTCGAGCAGGGCCGGGCTGAAGGGATGGAAGTCGGCGCCGTATCCGCGCGGGCTTATGAGGACCGCATCCTGATCCAGCGCGACGGTTATGGCGTCATGCACAATCTCGGCGCCGGCATGATCGTGTTCTCGCGCAACGCCGCAAAACTGGTGCTGCAGCATTATCGCACCGTGTGGACCACCGAGAACCGGCTGCTGTTCGCCCAGCTGTCGGGAATCGACATCGGCAAGTATTGGGCGTTCCGCGGCAACGAGAATTTTTTGGTCGCTGACTGGAATTTTGACCGGGTGTTGGCGTCGTATGGCTATGCTTCGCTGGCACTGACGCCGAACAAGGCAACCATGCTCGATCAGGATATTGCCCCGCTCGGTTTGAAATATGCAGACGGCAATTTCGCGCTCGCGAGGAATCCGGAAGCGTTCAATATCTACCGGCGCAATCTCAAGCGTGTCCAGATCGGTGAGTGGCAGCCGGGGGTTCACGAGCCGTTTTTTCGCGACGATCAGGGCCAGATGATTTTTGCCCATCAGATCCCGCAGATTGGCGGCGTGTATAGCGGCAACTGGCGCATCCGCGATTTTCTTCCCTTCGGCCCCTTCGTGTGGAAGGCGGGCGCCGCGGTGCAGGATGAAGCGTGTTCGACGCAGATGCCTGGTGAGTATCCGACGCTGACGGTGCCCATCTCGGGGCCGTGCTCGTTGATGATCTCCGGCGGCGAGCGGGGCGGCGTGATGCGGATCGAGGACGAGCAGTCGGGCTTCGTCGCTGAGCCGGCGCTGCCTGCCGAGTCTGTCAATGGACAACTGATGCAGATCAGCGTGCCGTCCGGCGCCGGATACCGGGAGATCAAGTTGACGGCGCTGGGCCGGGGCTTATGTTTCTTCGGCGTCAAGACGCGCGATCCGCAGCCGGTGCTGCCGCATGTCCGTTTTGATTTTGATACGTTACCGCCGCCATGAGAGTTTTGATCACAGGCGGGGCTGGCTTCGTAGGTCGAGCATTCACACGCCGATTGGTCGACGACGGTCATCGCGTGACGGTTGTTGACAACCTCTGTGCCGGGCAGATGCGCGAGAGCTGGTCGTTCAAGCCGAAGTCGCTTTATGCGTTCGAGTTCGCGGTGATGAACATTCGCGACTATTTCGAGAACCATTCCTGTGACCAGTTCGACTTGATCATCCACTGCGCCGCGATCGTCGGCGGCCGTCTGAAGATCGATGGCGACCCGCTGGCGGTAGCGACCGATCTCGCGATTGACGCGGATTTTTTCAACTGGTGCGCACGGGGTAAGAAGGAAAAGCAGATCATCTATTTCTCGTCGAGCGCCGTGTACCCGCTGGAGCTGCAGACGCGCGACAAGAACATGGATCTCAACGAGCGTCTGGTGTCGTTCGCCGGTACACGCGTCTCTTTACCAGACCAAAGTTACGGTTGGAGCAAGTTGTCGGGCGAATATCTGGCGAAGATCGCGGTTGAGAAATACAAGCTCGATGTGAAAATTTTTCGCCCGTTCGGCGGCTACGGTCCCGACCAGGCGTTCGATTATCCGTTCCCGAGCATCATCGCCCGGATTCTGGAGAAGCGCGATCCGGTGGTGGTCTGGGGCTCCGGTGAGCAGGTCCGCGATTTCGTCTATGTCGACGACGTGATCGAGTGCGTGCTGTCGACCAAGGACAAGCTCAAGCCTGGCGAGGTGTTGAATATCGGCACCGGCCGCGGCGTGTCGTTCCGCGAGCTCGCCGAGATGGCGTGCAACATCCTGGGGCACAAGGCCGAGATCGTCAGCAATCCGGATCGGCCGGAGGGCGTGTTCCGCCGAGTATCGGACACCTACAAGATGCTGCCGCTGTTCAAGCCAAAAACGAAGCTGGAGCAGGGCATTATGAAAGTGGCGCACCACGTCAAAAAGCATCTTGACAGATTTAAGAAGCCGGTGTAGTTACGGTGACTACATCGGGAGGATATCATGATTCTAGCCTATGCACGGGTTTCCACGGTAGAGCAGGCAGCGGACGGCACCACGTCGATTGAGGAGCAACTGCGCAAGGGCAAGGCTATCGCCGATCTCCGCGGCGCCTCGTCGTTTGATTTCATGACCTTCAAGGACGAGGGCGTGTCGGGTTCGATCCCGCTCAACGAGCGCCCCGCTGGCAAGGACATGCTGGAGACCGCCAAGAAGGGCGACGTCATCGTGGCCGCCAAGATGGATCGCCTGTTCCGTTCGGCGGCAGATGCGCTCAACACCGCGGAAGCGCTCAAGGAGCGCGGCATCAATCTGATTCTGGTCGACATGGGTACGAGCCCGGTAACCGAGAACGGCACCGCAAAAATGTTTTTCGGCATGCTCGCGTTGGTCGCCGAGTTCGAGCGTGAGCGCATCCATGAGCGCATGCAGGACGGCCGCAAGGGCAAGAAGCTCCGTAACGGTCATATCGGCGGCGAGGCGCCCTACGGTTTCAAGGTCGTCGGCAAGAAGCGCGAGTCGCGGTTGGAGCCGGTCGCGGCCGAGCAGGCCGTGGTCAAGGAAGTGCAGCAGCTTGCCGAGCAAAAAATGTCGTCGTGGAAGATCACCAAACAGCTCAACGCCGCTGGCCGGCGCAACCGGGTCGGTCAGCCGTTCGAGTGCTTCCAGATCAAGCGCATTATGGAACGAGCACAGGGAGTAACGCCATGAAGATCCTGACTCAAATCGCCATGCTGACGCTCGTAGCAGTCCTGGTTGTCAGCGGCCGGCATCCCAAGCATCCGCCGAAGCACGCTGTGATGCTGCATCAGTCGGGATACAGCGGCCCGAGCATTGCCAACCTGCGCGGCGCGTGGACGTTACCCTGATGCAGATCACCGCTGATTTCGACGAGCTCTGCCGGATTGTATGCCCACACTGCGAGAAGGGCATTGCGTACCGTTACCGCACTGACTCGCGCGAGTACGTCCACGATCAGGTCACCGGCACGAGTCATCTTGTGCATACGATTTGTTGGGCCAACGGCTTGAGGAAAAAGTATCAAGATGGGAAATAGAAAATTCGCCGTCGATTTTTTCAACCAAGCAGTCGAGTCGGTCAACGATCACAACAACCCGACGCGGCTCAATCACGCTTATCAGCTTTTCAGCTCCGCATGTCTAACCGACCCGACGTGGGGCGAGGCGTGGTACTGGAACGGCAACAACAACAATGATCTCAATCTGCATCCCGCGGCGATTGCGTGCTGGCGCCAGGCGGTCGAGAACCTGACTGACCCGACTGCCAAAGCCAAGGCAATGTGTAATCTGTCTTGGCGGCTGCACGGTCTCGGCCGGATCGACGAGGCGCATTCGTTTGCGATGAAGTCGATTGATCTCGACGATTCGCTCGACGCGACGTGGATCAACTTGTCGGTGATCAATACGACGCTCGATCAGACCGACACGGCGCTGTCGTGCGCGCTTCGCGGCTACAAGCTGGCCCCGGACAACGCGATGAATGAGTTCGCGCTTGGCATGGCCTATATGTTCAATCGTCAGTGGGCCAAGGGGCTGCATCACAACGAGGCGCGGTTTGCGTACCGGCTGCGCAATTATCTGCAGTATCCGTACCCGAAATGGCAGGGCGAGCCGGACAAGCAGGTCTATGTTGTGTCGGACCAGGGGCTTGGCGACACGCTGAGTTTTTCGCGGTTTTTGCCAGCAGCGTGCAAGCGCGCCAAGTACGTGCACGCGTCGGTGCAGCCGGAATTGTTCCTGCTGTTCCAGCGCGCGTTTTTTGACATTCCGAATTTGAATTTGATGCCGACTGGCAACCAGTTTCCGCCGGCCGACTCGTGGACGACGTTTGTCAGTCTGCCGGCGACGCTCGGCTTGGGCGATGAAGAAATCATCAACGCGCCGCCGATCCGCATTGATCGGTACGACTTCACGGCGAACTGGCGCATCCCCGATCGCAAGCTGCATATCGGCATCGCCTGGGCGGGCTCGCCGCTCAACGACATCGACAAGCACCGCAATATCCCGGTGACGCAGTTCCTCGATCTCTACAAGGTGCCGGGCATTCAGCTTTATTCGCTGCAGAAGTCTGACCGCAACAAGGAGATGTACGACGCTGGCTGCATGTCACTGATCTGGGATCTGACGCCGTACATCGCCAGCGTCGTCGACACCATGGCGTTATTGAGCAAGCTCGATCTGGTGATCTGCTGCGAGTCGGCGCTGTTGCACATGTGCAATATGCTCGGCGTCGAGTGCTGGGTGCCCTATAGCTACCTCGGCCGCGACTATAGGATGGGGGTCGACGGCAAAAATGTGCTGTGGGGTCCGAAGGTCCGAACGTTCCGGCAGGGGCCGGATATGCGGTGGGACAAACCGTTTGACGAAATTGTCGAGGCGTTGCGCGAGCGGGTTGCTTGATGCGCCGTGAGTGGATGACATGACCAACAACGAAATTGCCGAATCATTGCTCTTAATGGCAGCGCGACGCTCAGCCGAGACACAATTCGGCTGGTCGCACCCAGACTGTGAAGCCCTGCAAGAGGCCGCCCGCATCTTGCGCGGGGAACCGATACCTGAAATCGAGATGCCGGAAGTCGTTTTGTCTGATCCGTTAACGCGGCGATAGGAAGATAATGAGCGGCGCAATCAAACTCGACTTCAAGCTCGCTGGCAAGCACGTCGGGTTCTCGATGTGGACTGACACTACGTGCGTCGCCGATCAGGCGATGCTGTTCGCACTGCGTCATGGCGGTTGCGTCGAGCCAGAAGTTTCGCACCTTTTGGCGCGCACCTTGCGGCCGGGCGATTATGCGATCGACGGCGGCGCCAATGTCGGGTTTTTTACCATCCTGATGTCGAAGCTTGTGGGGCCGGACGGTTTCGTGCTGGCGTTCGAGCCGGGACCGAACAATCTCTACAAGCTCAAGGAAAACATCAATCTGAACAAATGCAAGAACATCGAGATCGTCGCTAAGCCGTTGTCGGATAAGCACGAGACGCTGCAATTTTTCTTGTGCCAAGACGGCAGCAAGAACTCGCTGGCTCCGCATCTCGACACGCGCGGCAACACTCTTTTGGAGGCTGCGGTTCTTGACGACTATGCGACCGAGGACATCTGCCGGAAGCTGCGGCTTATCAAGCTCGATATCGAGGGCGCTGAGCTCCTGGCGATGCAGGGCGGGATGCAGTTGCTGGGCGAGGAAGGCTGTCCTTATATCGTCATGGAACTGAACAACGAGGCGCTGCCGAAGTTCAAGGCCAGCTTCGAGAGCGTGCGGGACTTCATGCGCGAGCAGGGCTATGACATGTTTTTGCTCCACGAGAGCGGCGTGTTGCCGACCTACGTGCCGCGGCATACGAAGGTGCTTCCGAATCGATTGAACTGGAACGTGTTGTTTTCCACACTCGACATGGTTGGCGCGGCTTGGCCGGAGACGGAATTATGAGCATCACTGACGACGAACGAACAGTTCTGATGATCGCCGACCGCGGCGAGTACATGCTGGCGATCGGGCGTTGGGAATTACCGATCAAAAGCCTTGCAAAGCGCGGGTTGCTGGCGAGCCAGATCCTCAACGGCGGGCCTCAGTACACAATCACCGAGGCTGGGCGCACCGAGCTCAACGCTGCCGAGCACGAGGAAGACCAGCAGTTAAGAGAAATCATTAACCGGTCCTCGGCGACGCTGGCGAGCATTCGCGGCAAGGCCGAGCAGTCGGCACAACTGCTGGCGCAGGCGGCGAAGGAATCAGAGCAGGCGACCGGCGACTCGCCCAAGGTCGCGGCCGAGCGCTGGTCGGAAATGATCTTGAAGCGTGCGCTGGATATCATCGCCAATGGATGAAGACGCCCAGTTCTTCACGCAGCACCCCGACCGCTACGCGCATATCCGCGAGCCGAGAATGGTGCTGACGAAGACGCCGCAGCGGGCGGTGCATTACCGACCCGAGATGGAAGGCGAGTTCTGGAGCCTCGGCGAGCACAACAAAGACCGTCGACGAATTCTGTTGTGGCGCGTGCCGGAGCATCATCCGGCGTATGATCCGAAATCGGTCAAGATCTTGCGTATTCCGTTCTTGCTATTTTCTGACGAAAATATCGAGGACACGGATGCCAATCTTTTGCCGTTGATCCACCAGATCATGACGGACGCGGCGAGGAAGCAGGGAGTGCGATGAAAAAATTTGTTCAGCCTGATCCAGCGACCGGCTATCGAATTACTTCGTACCGCCTAGAAGGCTCAGGTCCATGGCCGTTTACGGAGACCGGTTATATTTATCACAAGATTGATCTCTCTGACTTGGAGGAGCCGTATTTGTCGGCGGTTAAGGAATCGCTGGCCAAGGACCTAACACCAAAAGAGCAAAAAGAATGAGCTGGTCTCGCTCGGTTTTCAGTTCTAACGTGTCTGAGGTCGGTTACGACAGCGAAACGCAGGAGCTGCTTATCACATGGCTCAAGAGCGGCAAGACCAGCGCTTATGCAGGGGTGCCCGAGGATGTTGCTGAAGCTTGCTCGCGGGCGCCAAGCGTTGGGCAGTTCGTGAACGCGGAAGTGAAACCTTTTTATTCGCATCGTTATAGGTAACGCATGACAGAAGATGAGGCTTATGAAAGAGCAGTGGCAGCGTTGTCTCGTCCAAGAGTGACAACTCGGATGCACTTAAGCGGACCTATGTCGGAACCGCGGCGTCTCACCGTTGAAGACCTTGTCAAAATACTTAAAGATTTAGGTTTGTTGGAAATTCCAAAATGAACGACGAAACCCAACCGCCGAGCAATGCCGATCGTTTCCGCAAGATGGCCGAGCGCATCGACCACAACGTAGATGCTGGTTTCGGCGGTGCCTGCGTCATTATCCCGCCGACCGGCTCCGGCGACCCGATCGAGGTGCTGCTGCTCGACAACGCCGCAGATCCGGCAACCTTCTATTCGACGGTCTCGACCCGGCTGCAGTTGGCTTTGGACAAGATCGCCGAGACGAAGGCGCAGCAAATGGGGTTTGGAAGACGTTGAATTTGCTGACGTAGTCGCGTAAACTTGCCCAATGTCAGGCTGGTCCCGCGCAAAGCGCCTCAAGGTCGAGGCCGCGTTCTACAAATATTTGGATACGTGCTTCGTTAATTCGAAGGACGCCGGGCGTATCTGCCTCGGCAAAAATCTTTACCAAGGTCAGCGCGACTGTATCACCGGCATTTTCGACGCGCTCGAAGCCGGCATCCATAACATCTACATCCTGAAATCCCGCCAGCTCGGCATCTCGACCATCATCCGCGCGCTGTCCATCTTCTGGCTCGGTGTTCACCAGGGTCTCAAAGGCGCTCTTGTATTTGACACCGCGCCGCACAAAGAGTCGGCGCGTAAAGAACTCGTGGTAATGCTGCAGAATCTGCCCGCGAGTTTGAAATTCCCAAAGGTCAAGGGTACAGGGGCAGGCAATCGCGACAGCCTCGAACTGGTCAACGAGTCGTCGATGATCTTCATGTCGGCGGGCGTGAAGAAAAGCAAGTCGTCGGGCACTCTCGGCCGATCCGAAGGTCTGACAATGGCGCACCTGTCGGAATTGTGCTCCTACGACAATGACGAAGGTTTGAAGTCGTTCGAGCAGTCGCTGTCCGAAATTCATCCTGATCGGCTTTACATCTACGAGTCCACGGCTCGGGGATTCAATAGTTGGTACGTACTTTGGCGCCGCGCTAAAAAGGACGAGGCGCATTGCAAGTGCATCTTTCTCGGCTGGTGGTCGAAGCCGTCGCAGACAATCCAGCGCGACGAACTGGATTTCCAGACTTACGGCATCGCGCCGCCGACCGACAAGGAAATCGAAAAAATTAAAGCCGTCAGGGAACAGTATGGTCACGAGATCACGCCGGAACAACTCGCTTGGGTTCGTCGAAAGTTTGATCCTAACTACAGCGATGAGGAAGACGCTGATGATGCAGACGGCGAAGACGATTCGGTTATGCTCGCCGAACAGGCGTGGACTGAAGAAGAAGCGTTCCAGCAAACGGGAGCGGTCTTTTTTGGATCGAAACAGCTCACCGATCAGACCAATGCTCACGTCAAGCATAAAGCCAAGACCTACATGTATATCGCTGGCGACGATTTCACTGCTATGCGGGTATACCCTGCTCAGAACATGCGTTCGGTTGAGCTCAAGGTTTGGGAGGAGCCCGAGATTGGTGCGCAATACGTTATGGGCATCGACCCGGCTTTTGGCGAAAACGAGAACAACGATCGATCCTCGATCGAGATATGCCGGTGCTACGCTGACGGGCTTGATCAGGTTGCAGAGTATGCTTGGCCGTTGATCACGACGCGTCAATTCGCGTGGGTGATTGCCAGTCTTCTTGGTTGGTATGGCCAAGGCGCCGAGATTAGCTACATCCTTGAGATCAATGGCCCTGGATCCGCGGTGTTCAACGAACTCAAGTCGCTGAAATTCCAGATCGACAATGATCGCTCTGCACGCCGCGATCTGGAAGAACGCGGGCTGCTCAACGTCTTCAAGAACGTCAAGACCTACATCTACACGCGCCCGGATGCGATGGGTGCGGGATCCAATTGGCATTGGGAATGCTTGGCATTGGATACAAAACTTCCGACGCCCACTGGATGGACTACGATCGGTGGAGTTAAAGCAGGCGATAGGCTTTTGGGAACGGACGGTAGTCCTTGCGTCGTACTTGGCGTCTCGCCGGTTCATATAAACCGCAACTGTTATAAGCTTGTGTTCGACGACGGTTCGGAGATCGTTGCGGATGAAAACCATTTGTGGAATGTCACGTACCGTCCTTTTCATAACGAGGTAAAAACGCTTCGGACGAAAGAATTAATTGCCGATTTTCATAATGTGACGGTTGCCAGAGCTTTTGATTTACCCGAAGCAAGTCTTCCTATTGATCCTTATGTTCTTGGTGTTTGGCTTGGAGATGGGAACGCCGGATCAGCTTCCTATTTTTCGTCGGCTTCAGATATAGAATCGATGGCCGCTAATCTGAAAGCCTGTGGTTACGACCTGGGACCAGTGCGGACTGATCGGACTGTTTGCAGGCAACTTATAAAAGGACTCTATGAGCAGTTGTCAGCCATCGGTCTTTTAAAAAATAAGCACATTCCAGAACCATATTTGCGAGCTTCTTATTCGCAACGACTCGCGTTGCTGCAAGGCTTGATGGACACGGACGGTAACGCGGGTAGCGGTCGAAATAGCCAACAATGTGGATTTTCGACATCTAACGAGCGTCTCAAAAATCAGTTTTGTGAATTGCTTCGCTCTTTCGGGATAAAAGCAAAATATTGTCGGCGAGAAGCTAAATTGTTGCGAGCGGCTAATGGAAAGCAGTACACCAGTGAAGCTTGGTATCAATTTTGGTTCACGGCTGATCCTGGTGTTCGTGTTTTTAGGCTAGAGCGCAAACAAGCTGCGATAGATTCTGTAAGTCGGAAATTTCGTCAGCGCCGCATGCACAAAATACTTTCGGTTGTGCCGGTTAAGTCCGTCCCGGTTAAGTGTTTGGAAGTAGATAGTCCTGATCGGATGTTTCTGGTCGGCGAAGGAATGGTCCCGACGCACAACACAAACGTCAAGCGCAAAATTCTGATCCTGGAGCGCATGCGGGATTTCGTCTCGACCGGCAAGCTTCATATTCGCTCTGCCTCGCTGATCGAGGAAATGAAGACGGTTGCGCGCGAGGGCGACTCCATTGGTGCACCACAGAGCATGCGCGACGACCGCGTGATCTCCATGGCTTTGGCCGCCTATTACTGGGACACCAAGATTAAGAACAACCTGATTACCCAGCGCCGGACGCGAGAGGCGGAAGCGGCCCGGAAGCGGGCTTCTATCGTCGATCAGGTCGCCTTGTTCAATCGCAATCATCTTGATATGTTCTTTAAACAGAAGCAGGCGGTGCGGGCGGTTGCGCATCGTACCCAGATGCGGAATGCCTGGAGGTATCGATGAAGCTGCGCTGCACATATTGCCGAGGCGCTTTTCCGTGGCAGGCCGACCTCCCCTGGCCCAAGTCCTGCCCGCTTTGCGCCGAAGATATCAGCATTCCGGACCGCGGCGATGGCGGCGTGGTCATGCCGTTTATCCGCAGCGCCAAAATGGCGGCGACGGACAAGACTTACCGCGATATCGAGAAAGGCTCGGAAATCCGGGTTGAGAAGGCAGCCGAACTGACCGGCGCAACCAAAGAAGACATGGCCGGGCTCAAGATCACCAACATGCACGACAATATGCGCCACGGTGACATCGCCTCGATGGAAACGAGCCAAGCGGATGCGGCAATGGCGCGTTTGCAGGCGAGCACCAAGACGCCGATAGGTTTTCAGGCCAACGGGGCGGAATTCAGTTCCGGGATTTCGACAGGTGCCGTCGCGGTTAATGGCAAGATCGTGACTGGGATCGAGCCCAATGCCGGCGCTCGTGCTGCCCAGCGTGTCGCTCGCAAGATGCAGAACTGGTAAATGATCACTGTCCCCACAGACAAACGCGATCTTTTGGCATTTGCCAACGAGCACATCGAGATGTGCCGGATCAGTGTGGGGATGCGAGCCGCTTATTGCCGTCTGATGAACGCCATTGCCGAGACCGGACGATACGACGGCACCAAAGCACTCATCAACATGCTGACGACGCATCTCAATCGGACGACGTCGCATCTTTTCAGCCCGGTGGAGCTTAAATTTTCGATCGACTTCGAGCGCAGCTACCCAAAGAACTATCTGCAGCGCGCCGCGGTCGTCGCCAAAATCCTGACGCGTTCGTGGGAGCGCACCAACATCGATCATGTCTTTGCGCTTGGCGTATTTCAGGCGCTGAAGTACGGCGCATGCCTGCTTAAGCAGTGGGTGCAAGTCGAAGGGCCGGATCAAATCCCGCACTATTACAAGAAGCTGGTGATGCCGTGGCAGTTCGGCGTCTATAATGAATCCGAGAACGAGATCGACCGGCAGCCGGCGATGGTTGAGACCACGACGATGACGTTGCCCGAAGTGTGGCGGCGTATCTATCATCTGCCAAACGCTAAAGACCTGTTCAACCGCGTGCGCGGCCATTCCATGCGCGGACAGGCGATGTCGGACCCCCAATCGTACTTTCATCAGGTGCTGTCGACATCGGCGTTGCAGACCGGTGTTCAGGGAGCGACGCGTCCGTTGCCGGGCGGCATCGTGCAGCTCAACAACGATCCGAATTATGCGATCATGGGACCACAGGTCGGCGCCGACGTGGTCAATGTGCATGAACTGTGGGTGCAGGATGACGAGGACTACACGACGATCATCATGATCGAGCCGGATATCATCATCGCGCCGTTTGGCAAGAAGATGAATCTGACCGGCGTTGATGGATTGCAGCCATACACGTTGATCCAGCCGAACGAAGTCGCAAATTGGTTCTGGGGCCGTTCTGAGTTGGTCGACCTGATCGAGCCGCAAGCTTTGCTGTCGTCGTGGTGCGACGACGCCAAGCGGTTGTTTGGATTGCAGGTCGACAAAATTCTGGCATTCACGGGTGATAACGGGATCGACGACGAGAAGTACGGCCAGTTCCGCGGCGCCGGCTTTGTCAATCTTCAGCAGGGCTCGGACGTCAAGGATCTTACGCCGAAAATACCGCCTGAGATGATGCCGATGATCAAGTTTGTCATCGAGCAAATCAACTGGCTGTCGGGTTTCCCCGACATCATGCAGGGCAAGGGCGAACCGGGTGTGCGCGCTGATTCGCACGCCAACACCTTGATGAAGACCGCATCGCCGTACTTGCGTGACCGTGCTTTGCTCGTGGAACGCCAAGTTGCGACGGCGGCCGACAAGACGCTGTCGCTCAAGGAAGCCAAGGACGGCAGTAAATACTGGACCGATGGCAGCACGATCAAGTCCATGGAAGAAACGTCGTTTTTGCTGACCGATCTGCCGGATGACTGGCGGGTCAGCGTCGACTCGCACTCGTCGAGCCCGATCTTCTCCGACGAGAACACGCAGCTCATTATGGCGGGGCGCAAGCTCGGCATCGTCACCGACGATTACGTCATGGATAACCTGCCGTTTCCGAACAAAGAGGAAGGCAAGGCTCAGAAGAAGGAGCAGGACGAGAAAAAGCAGGCAATGCTGCAAAAGCTCGTCCAGGAAAATCCCGATCTTGGCGACTGGCTTGCGAAGAAGCAGCTCGGCGGGCCGAAGCGTTAGCTGTTGAACCGGCCGTTCATTGCCGGGACGGGAGACAGAACCGCCGGCCCGCGCATTGCGGCGCGAATGATCGGATCGGCTTCCGCGGCTTTCTGATACTCGGTCTGGGTGCGCTGCTGATGCAGTGAGCGCTCGATGTGCGCGCGCTTGGATAGATCGCAGTCCTCGATGACGCGGCAGGCAATCTGTTCAGCTTTGAAAATTCCGATCTGTCCAAAATCGTCGGTGACAGTCACTTCGCCGGCAGCGTTTGCGTAAGCATTCCACGCAGCGTCGGCGCTTTCCTTGGTCTTGAATACGAACTGGAGCGCAACGGGAGCGCAAGCGATGGTGATGATGTGCATCAGTTTTGTCCTTCGTTGAAAGTGTCGGCCCACTTCTTGAATTCGGTGATCGGAAGCCGGATGCAGTTGGGACCGAAACGTCGAACCGGCGGTGGAGGCCCGATAAGTTTGCAGGGTCGCTCTTTGTTTTGATCGGTGATCCATCCGTAGACGGTGGCGACGTGGACGTTGAGATATCGGGCGGCGTCTTTGACCGTCCAGTATCTCTTTTCGGCGCGCGATGTTTCGGGATTTGCTCGGGTTTTCATCGCGGAGCATCTTATTCCATGTGCGACACTAAAAGCAATAGCCCAATAGAACGGCACTAATGTCCCAGAATAGAGGCTTGGGAAAGTATTGCGTGGCCGCCTCGAAATTCGTCGGCGCGGTGGACTTCAACCCAACCTGAGGAGAGTCGCATGACTCGCTTTAAGCGCAAGGGTCACCGCAAGGGTCGTCGGTAATACCGATGCCAGGTCCCACCCCGCCCGCAGCTGCTCCGCAAGGAGCGCAACCGCAGCAAGCCCCGTTTGGATCGAGCCCGGCGACGGGTCCGACTCCAAACAAAGGCTATGAGGCGGCGGCGATGCAGCGGGTGGGGGTTCTTGTTAAAGCGATGGCCGAGATTTTGCCGACGATCGGCGCGACGTCGGACATCGGCAAAACGCTGCTGGAATGCATGACGAAGCTTGCGAAGCACGTTCCGCCGGGCACGACCAGCAACGCCGCCGAGAAGAACGCCATTGAAAAAATGGCAATCCAGAATCAGCAGAACGGCGCCATGCAGCAACAGCTCAAGCAGCCGGGCGCGCAACAGCCGCCGGCCGCCATGCCGCCCAAGCCCCCGCAACAGATGCCGCAGGCCGCGTGATGAACGTTTTCAAGACCAAGGAATCCGACATCCCCGAGCAGAAGCCGGTCAAAGTTGCGCAGGGCATGGATGAGAAGTCCGTTAATTTCGCGCCCGGTCAGATGGGCGATTTCGGCGCGCGTTCGATCCAGCATGCCGAGCGCCCGCGCTACGGCCACAAGGTTTAAAAGGAGTCAGTCATGTCTAACGTGAACATCTTCCAGAACGCCGCAAAGACGGTGCCGACGAGCGACGAGCAGATCGTCCGCGTCGACATGGAGCAGATCGACATTCAGGGCCGCAAAAGTCATCTGCCGCAGACCATGAAGTCGGGCGCGCTCGGCATCAATCATGTGCCGAACGCCGGCTCAACGGTGGGAAAGTAAACCATGCCGGAAGTCAGCGAGCTTGAGCTTCAGCAGAACAGCAAGTTGAAGCAGACGTTCGAAACCTGGCTGAAGAACCCCAAGGCTCGCCGCAAGGTGCTTGAGGCGCAAAAGATCGTCGACCCCAAGGCCGACATCCCCGAGCTCGACGAGCCGGATCCGCTTGAAGCGATCAAGAAAGAATCCGACGAGAAGATCGCTGCGCTGCAAAAGCAGATCGAGGATGACAAGGCGGCCCGCGAGCGCGACGGCCGCTTGGCGCAGCTTCAGGCGCTCAAAGACAACGGCATCGCGAAGCTGCGCGAAAAGCGCTACACCGATGACGGCATCAAGGCTGTTGAGAAGATCATGGAGGAAAAAGGCATCCTCGATCCGCTCGACGCCGCCGCGATTTTCGAACGTGATCATCCGCCGCAGGCGCCGATCCAGCAAACCGGTACGGGTGGCTGGAATTTCGGCGAATTGCCGTCCGCAACCGACGACGCCGATGACAAGTACGTCGACAGTCTTCTGAAGGCCGGCAAGAACGGCCTTTCGGACGGCGCTCTTTCGCAACGAATCGCTCAGACGATCAACGAAGTCCGCGGCAACGCGCGACGCTAACGTAGGAGGCTCTATTGCCACTTCCTGGTATCGGCGTCGCGCCGGCAGCCGGCGCACTCTACACCGAACTGGCGTCAGCGACGCGCCGCGCTTTTGTGCCGCGGCTCTTTGTGC